TTGGAATTGCCGCACCTGAAAATAAATTCTTGGGTTCCACAAAAATGGATCAACTTGAACCTGGTAATATTACAATGTCGGTTTATTTAAAAACTTTAGAAGATTTAGAAATTGATATTCAGTTTGGTGATTATGTTGGTTATTACGATACGGAAAGTTTTGTGAGGTACTATACTGTTGTTAACGATGGTCGTGTTACTTCAGATATAAAACATACTTATAAAGGATATAAACCTTTTTATAGAACAATAATTGGATCACCTGTCGGACCAAACGAATTTAGAGGATTATGAAAATAATAGCTGATGAAAAAGAAGGGTTGTTAAAAAATAAAATTAACAATTTAATTGGTAAAAAAGTAATGTGTTATTATGACTTACATAGACACACATTTTCGGTGACTTATAATGGACTTGTTATGTTAAAGGCAGACTATTTAAAATTAAATGATGTTGAGTTTAGAGTAAGACAAGGTGGAAAACAAAAAGTAAGAGACAAAAAAAGAAAAAATGTTCATGCATTTGTTATCGGTAATTTAGATGATTATTGTGAATTTCCTTGTGGGAATATTCCTGTACCTGAATCAAATGATGTGGTTACATACAATCCTTACAAATATGATTCTTTTGTTAATAAAATAACGGAAGAACCAATTTATAAGTCAAATGAAATTGAAATGATTAACATTAAAGATAAAATATTTTTAATAAACTAATATGGGGTTACCTAAAAAAATAAAAAAAGACATATCATTAATACCTAAGAAGACACTTCTTCCTAGACGACATGAGATTGCCGATATGATTTCGGAAGATGGTACTTATTTACCTAAAAGTTTATTACACGCTGATTTAGATAGAGGGTTTTTAGATTTTGTTAAAGACGGACTTAAAACCGTAGTTGAAGGAAAAACGGTACCAATGGTGGATGTTTTAATAACAACACAAAATTGGGCTCAATTTGTTGAGACATGGGATTTTGAAAATATTGATAAGAATGTTGAACCGCCATTCATTACGGTGATCAGAACACCTGAAGTTAAATATGGTAATAACCCTGCGGTTATGTATAATATTCCAAACAGAAAATTATATTACTATGCTAAAGTACCAACTTGGGATGGACAACGTCATGGAATGGATATTTACAAGATACCACAACCTGTTCCTGTTGATATAAAATACACCGTTGTAATTGTTTGTAATAGAATGAGGGAGTTAAATAAATTCAATCAAATTGTATTAGAAAAATTTTCATCAAGACAATCATACCAAACTATTAAAGGACATTATATCCCAATTATAAATGATGATGTTATTGATGAATCAATTTTGGATTTGGAAAAGAGAAAAGTATACATTCAAAAATATACTTTTACAATGATGGGATTCTTAATTGATGAAGATCAATTTGAGGTACAACCCGCAGTTACAAGAATATTCCAAATATACGAAACTGAAAGTAAAATTAAAAAAAGAAAACCTAAAAAAGAAGTTCCTATTTCACCCCAAACTGCAACCTTTACATATTCAGATGTTGACACAGAAAAGGAGGAAACTTTTTATTATACCGTGAATATGCGTTTTATGGATAGTAAAAATGTGGATTCATATTCTGTTTTCATTAATGGTGATTACTATGGTGATGATGTATTAGTAATATTAGTTAATAATGGGGATGTAATTAAAATAACAATTATTAAAGATAATCCTTCTGAACAATCTTCAATAGTATTTACTGAAGAGTTACTTTAATCCTCCCCGTATATATCTTTTTTTTCCTTACATTTTTCAAAAATAAGGTTTTCCAAAAACCTATACATTTTAATACCACGTTTATCGCAATACTTCTTTAGGGTCTCGTGTGATTCAACCGAAATCTTCAGGTTTTTTATCTTCTTAGTATCTTTATCCATAGGGCAGAAAAAAGGCAGAATAAAATCTTACCAAAATATAAATACTTTCTAATAAGTAAAGTTTTTCCTCAAATTATCAATATTTATATAATAAATAAAATTAAAACCAAAAATAAACTAAATTATGGCAACTAACGGTAAAGTATTCGTATCACCTGGTGTTTATACTTCTGAAGTGGATTTAAGTTTTGTGGCACAAAGTGTGGGAGTTACCACATTGGGTATTGCAGGTGAAACTTTAAAAGGTCCAGCTTTTGAACCGATATTCATCAAAAACTATGAGGAATTTCAAACTTACTTCGGAGGAACATCCGCAGAAAAATTTATAAACACACAAATTCCTAAGTATGAGGCGGCTTACATAGCAAAATCATATTTACAACAATCTAATCAATTATTCGTAACGAGAGTTTTAGGACTTTCTGGTTATGATGCAGGACCATCTTGGTCTATTATAACTCAAGCAAATGTTGATCCTACTACGATTGACTTTTATTGTGAAGATCCACAAATAGTTGATTGTTTACCTTATTGTGATCCTGCAGATTATAAGGTTACACCTTATGTTGTAGAATTTACGGGGTGTTCAAACTCACAAGGAACAATTAGTTATATAACTGATTTCCCTGCTGAGATTGAAAATATATTAACTGATCAGTTTGAGCAATTCAATGGAGGTGTGTCAACATTAGAAACAGAAATCAATAATATGGTTTTTGATGTACTTAGTGATGCTGACCCAATTAGCGCCCAAACTAATACAATAGCTTATTTCGGAACAATTTATGGTCCTACTTATGATATATTATCACCTGAATTCACAAATGAAACTAATGTTTATGGTGTTCCTTCAGTATCAAGTACTGAAACTAATTATGAATCACCATTTAACGATCCTTGGTATTATTCATTATTTACAAATAATGGTAATAATAGTTATTCAGGATTCTCATTCTTTGCTTATGTTGATAGTTTAACTCTAATACCGGTAACAAATACAACAACAGCATTTCCATTTACACCGACACCAACACCGTCGGCAGTTAATCCATGTGCTACGGCAACGCCAGTATCATCACCAACACCTACACCAACTGCAGTTAATGTTAATTGTTATACAGGTACAATTAATGGGTTGATTTATGAATACACAGGTACATCATATGTTAACTTTGATAATTTAGTTGTTGGTACATTAAGATCAAGAGGTATCGCAACATACGAAGATTCAACAAACCCTGTGTTTGAAGTAACAAATATTAATAATGTAAATTTAAATATGTCAGGACAATATTCAGGTGTTCTTAAAAACCCATATTTACCATTCGTTGTTAATGTAACAAATGATGACGGAACTGCATTCTCTTTTGAGACATCATTCTCAACTTCAGATTCTCAGTACATTTCTAAAGTATTTGGATCAACTAACTTCCAAAAACCAAGAAAGAATGTTCCTTTATTCTTAGAGGAAAGATTCCAAGCTTTATTAAATTATGGATGGAACAAAGGATTCATTAGAGGTTTGAGTTCAAACTTAATTGAATTAGATTCCGCACAAAGTGGACAACAAGATAGTATTGGATGGTACTTAGATAGATACCAATCACCAAGCACCCCTTGGATTGTATCTGAATTAAGAGGTACCAAAGTATTTAACTTGTTCAAGTTCTACTCAATTTCTGATGGTAACTCAGCAAACTCTGAAATTAAAGTTTCAATTATCAATATGTCATTCTCCAATGGAACGTTTGATGTAATTGTAAGAGATTTCTACGATTCAGATGCTAACCCTACAGTTTTAGAGAAATTTACAAATTGTAGTATGGATTTAAATCAAAATAATTTCATCGGTAAAAAAATAGGTTCATTAGACGGAGAATATGCGTTGAACTCTAAATTTATAATGGTTGAAATGAATGAGGATGCACCTGTTGATTCATTACCTTGTGGTTTTGATGGTTATACATTCAGAGAATATGCTGATGTAACACCTCCATTCCCTGTTTATAAAACTAAATATGATTTCCCTGGTGAAATTATTTATAATCCACCTTTTGGTTTTACAAGTGGTAACGATGATGCAATCAGATCAAATGGAGATAACGTTAGAAGAACTTATTTAGGTTTCTCTAATAACATCGGATTTGATACAGACTTTTTCCAATACAAAGGAAAAAGAGCTCCAATTGATTTATGTAATGTTGATGGAGTTGAGTGGTCATACCAAACAAAAGGATTCCACATGGATAAAGATGCTAGTGTTATTGTGATAGGACCAGCGTTTACAACAAGTGGAACACCTAAATACTATGTTGGTGATGCAACATTCCAACAAGAACCTACAAACGAAACAAGTCCATACTACAGAATTTATTCAAGAAAATTCACAACAATGTTCTATGGTGGTTTTGACGGATGGGATATCTATAGAGAATACAGAACAAACGGAGACAGATATGTACTTGGTAGAAATGGATTCTTAAACGGAGCTTGTCCTTCAGCAAGATATCCATTAGCAACAGGATGGGGAGCATTTAAACAAATCTCAATCGGTGATGGAACACAAAGTTTTGCAAATACTGACTACTACGCTTACTTATTAGGAATCCAAACATTCTCTAATCCTGAGGCGGTTAACATCAATGTGTTTGTATCTCCAGGTATTGATTATGTAAACAATAGTGACTTAGTTGAGGCTACAATTGATATGATTGAAAACGACAGAGCTGACTCATTGTATATTGCAACAACACCTGACTACAATATGTTCTTACCAACAACTACAGGTGGTGATGGATTAATCTACCCACAAGAAGCGGTTGACAACTTAGAACAAACAGGAATTGACTCTAACTACACAGCTACTTATTACCCTTGGGTATTAACTCGTGATAGTGTGAACAATACTCAAATCTATATCCCAGCAACGGCTGAGGTAACAAGAAACTTGGCATTAACCGACAACATTGCATTCCCTTGGTTCGCAGCGGCAGGTTACACAAGAGGTATTGTAAACTCAATTAAAGCACGTAAGAAGTTGACTCAAGAAGATAGAGATACTCTTTATCAAGGAAGAATCAACCCAATTGCAACCTTCTCTGATGTTGGTACCGTAATTTGGGGTAACAAAACTCTTCAAGTTAGAGAATCTGCTCTTGATAGAATTAACGTGAGAAGATTATTATTACAAGCTCGTAAATTGATATCTGCAGTTTCTGTGAGATTGTTGTTTGATCAAAACGACGAACAAGTAAGACAAGACTTCTTAAATGCGGTTAATCCAATCTTAGATGCAATCAGAAGAGATAGAGGTTTATATGACTTTAGAGTTACGGTTTCAAGTGACAGTGAAGACTTAGATAGAAATCAATTGGTAGGTAAAATATATATCAAACCAACTCGTTCTTTAGAGTTCATAGATATAACATTCTACATCACTCCAACAGGAGCATCGTTTGACAATATCTAATCAAACAAATAATTTAAAGGAAAAGGGGAATTCGTTCCCCTTTTTTTATTTTACTAATATTTATTAAGGTATGAAAGATTACCATAAAGTTATTGTTAAAGAAATTATCAACGAAATTATTCAGGAAAAACAAACACCCGTAATGAAATATTACGCTTTTGACTGGGATGATAATCTTATGTTTATGCCAACAAAAATACATCTTAAAGATGATAAAGGTAAAAGTGTTGGAATGTCAACTGAAGATTTTGCGGAATATAGAACTGATATTGGTGAAAAACCTTTTGAATATAAGGGACACACCATAGTATCTTTTGATGAAGAACCTTTCAGAGATTTCAGGGTATCAGGAGACAAACAATTTATAACGGATGCAATGTCAGCACCAACAGGACCGGCATGGGATGATTTTGTGGAGGCAATTAATAATGGTTCAATATTTGCTATTGTTACTGCAAGAGGACACACACCTTCTATATTAAAAGAGGGGGTTTATAGATTAATTAAACAGAATAAACATGGTTTGGATTCAAATCAGTTGGCAAAAAATCTTTTAAAGTATAGAGATTTAGCGGATGAAGATAAATTATCTAAAGATCAACTAATACGATCTTACTTAGATATGTGTCGTTTTCACCCTGTGTCTTTCGGAGATGGTTCTGCAACTAATCCCGAACAAGGAAAAATAGATGCAATGGAAGAATTTGTGGGTTATGTAAAAAACTTATCACATTCATTACAACAAAAGGCATTTATGAAGAACAAGATTAGTAACTACTTTACACCATTTATTGGTTTTTCAGATGACGATGTAAGAAATGTAGAAACTATGAAGAAACATTTTGATAAAAAAGAAGATAATATATTAAAGACTTATTTAACTGCAGGAGGACAAAAGAAATTATATTAACTAGTTTGTCTGGTATAGTATAAGAATATGTTCAAAAAAAATGTAAGTAAATAGAAAAAATTCATTATCGTGATATTTATAATAAAAAACTAAAATAAACTAAAAACTAAAATAAAAAATTATGGCTGATTTGTTAATGAAAATGCCAATTCCTTACGAACCAAAAAGAGACAATCGTTGGATTTTAAGGTTTCCATCATCACTTGGAATTAATGAGTGGTATGTGGAGAGTACTTCGAGACCTAAATTAAAAATCGCTTCAGTTGCGATACCTTTCTTAAATACTGAAACATATGTTGCTGGTAGGTTTAACTGGGAAGAAATTTCAGTTAAGTTTAGAGATCCAATCGGACCTTCAGCGTCTCAAGCGGTTATGGAATGGATTCGTCTATGTGCGGAGTCTGTAACGGGTCGTATGGGTTATGCTGCAGGATACAAGAAAAATGTTGATTTGGAAATGTTAGACCCAACAGGAGTTGTTGTTGAGAAATGGATTTTAGAAGGGGCTTGGTTAACAGGATATGATGGTGGTACGTTAGATTATTCAAGTGATAAGATTGTTGGAATCACTTCAAGTATTCGTATGGATCGTTGTATATTAGTATACTAAAAAAATTTACTTTTAATATTAACCGTGTACATTTATGATGTATACGGTTTTTTGTGCAATAATAAATTAAAAAAATATAAAAAAAAATGGATCAAGACACGGCCGCTAATGGGCAAATGGATTTTAACTTACCACATGACGTGGTAACACTACCTTCAGGTGGTTTATTCTACAAATCAAAAAAGAAAAGCGTTAAGGTTGGTTACTTAACCGCAAGTGATGAAAATATTTTAGTTAATATTGAATCAAGAAAATCTATTAATGAAGGTGTTGTTTTACCCTTATTAAGAAATAAACTTTATGAAAAAGACTTAAGACCTGAAGAATTAATGGAAAGTGATATTGAAGCAATCCTTTTATTTTTACGTAATACATCTTTTGGTCCTGAATATAGAATCACAACTGTTGACCCATCAAACGGTCAAACATTTGAAGCATCTATTATGTTGGATGAGTTAAATTTGACAAGACCAAAAGTACAACCTGATGAAGATGGTACATTTACGGTTAAATTACCAAAATCAAACGCGGATGTTAAACTTAAAATGTTAAGTTTATATGACACCATTGAAATTGCTAAAATAATTGACTCATACCCTGTAGGGTATACCGCACCTACGATAACAACAAGATTAAATAAAACTATTTTGGAATTAAATGGTAATCCAGATAGAAATGAAATAAGCGTATTTTGTCAAAATATGCCAATTGGTGATTCTAAGTTCATAAGAAATTTCCTAAAAGAAAACGAACCGAGATTGGATTTAAGGAAAACAGTTTACGCCCCATCAGGAGAAAAAGTCGATGTCATCATCAACTTTGGGGTGGAGTTTTTTCGGCCTTTCTTCTAATCACTCAAAATTTTTATTAGACGAATTTTATTATTTGGCAAAATTCTTGAGGATATCGTATAACGATTTCTTAAAACTTCCAACCTACATTAGAAGATATCTCTTAGATAAGATAGTTGAGGAAAATACGCCCAAAACTTAATACTTAAATATTTATTGTAAAAATTAATTATGCCTAGAACATTTGATTTTAAGAATGCAACCAACGAACAGATAGATGCGTATCTTCAAAAACTTGTTGATGCCGGTTATAACGAAGGTAAATCTGATGGTGAATCGGTTAAAGAAGAAAGAGAATATTTGAAGAGCCGAGGTGATACTGAAAACACAAACACACAATATATAACTGATCTTTTTGAAGGTGAAAAGGTAACAAAAGGACTAGAATCTGCTATCGCAGATTATAAGTCCGCTGCAAATCCAGAAAATTTTAAAGGAGCCGATTATTTAAGAGAATCCGCTCAAGAAATGGCAAATTCGTTGGGTCTTGGTAAGGCTAGAATGTCTGAAATGAAAACAACAATTGCCGATGCAATACCTGAAATGCTCAGACTTGGAATTTCAGAAGGAAATGCATTAGATGCTATGACAGAGATACCAAAAACGTTGGGTATTAACACTTCTTTAGGTAAAGAGGCTCTTGTTGAGATGACGGTAGCGGCTCATGTAGCGGGGGTAAATGTAGGTAAATTAGCGACAGACTTTAAGGGTGTTGGTATTTCATTATATGATGTTGGTGATAAAATGGCCGAAGTTGCAAATTACGCTAAAAGTGTTGGTACAAACGTAAAGGCGGTTTCACAAGAGGTTGTTACTAATTTAAAACAATTAAATTTATATAATTTTGACAATGGAGTCAAAGGGTTGGCCAAAATGGCGGCACAAGCGTCTATGTTAGGTATTGACATGGCGACCACATTTGAAATAGCGGAGGACCTTATGTCACCTGAAAAGGCAATTGATTTAGCTGCATCATTACAACGTTTAGGTGTTTCAAGTAGTGCATTATTAGACCCATTAAAAGCTATGGATTTAGCTCAAAATGATCCTGAGGCGTTACAAAAAGAAATAATTAATGTTTCTAAAGAATTTACTAAATTAAAGGCGGATGGTACAGGTTTTGAAATTTTACCTGGCGCAAAACGTAGGTTAAGAGAAGTTGCGGAAGCGATGGGTATGAGTGCATCTGAATTAGCAAATATGTCAATTAAGAGTGCTGATTTGGACATGAAGATGAGTAAAATTAAATTCCCAAGTTTAGCGTCATCTGAAGAGGATAAATTGTTAATTGCTAATATGGCCCAAATGAAAGGTGGTGAGGCTGTACTTCAAATTAAAAATGATAAAACAGGTGAACTGGAGGACATTAATGTTAAAGATTTAACGGCAGATCAAATTACAAAATTAAAAGAACAACAATCAAATGAAAATAAAACAATTGAACAAATTGCTTTAGATCAATTAACTACATTACAACAAATTAATACCTCTTTAAATGCGGGTAAACAGGCGGTAAATCTTGGTAAGGCATCAACACCAACAATGGATAGGTTTTATAATGTTATTAATAACGCCGGAGCAATAGCCGCAACAAATTTAACTAAAGATATTACAACTGAAAATGTTAGGGGAGCGGCAACTGAAGTCCTTACTCCTTTAGAAGAACAAGTAGTTAAATTCTTTCAAGGTAACGCTACTTGGGACTCAGTTACGGCAACTTTAGTTGGAGCTACAGACGCTCTTGTGAAAATTGGTGGTGATCTTACTAAAGGCGGGGCAAATGTTTTACTTAAAACAAGTACGGAGGTAATTAATATGTTTACTAAAGAATATTCTTCAGCTGGAGTAAACCCAACTCAAATAACATTTGATCCAAATAATTCAGTTTTAACATCTCTTACATCATTTATGGATCAACTTACAAAAGGTACACCTGTGGAAACAAAAACACAAGTTAGTGGTGAGGTTAAACATACAGTTGAATTTGGTGGAACTGGAATGAGCGCTCAAGAAGAAGCCGCTTGGAATAAATACATGGACAAGTTTTTACAAGACCCTAATAAGAAAGCAGCATATGAGAAATGGGTATCAAGTTCAAACGAAGGACTTCTTACAAAAAAATAATAGAAAATTCTTAAAATTATGTTTTCTATAAAAAAATTCTCAAGGTATTTATTAATAAAAAAGTATGTCGGATAGTACATTATCGTTTGCGTCCTCGTCAAATTTTAGGGATATATTATTGGCCCGTAATTTACAACCATATTCTGTACCAGGGTCTTATTCTCCTAGTAGTAATAGTGTTAATTACGAGACTAATTTATCTGTTGCAAATGTTATTGACTCACCAAATGGTTTAATTTCTACAAACCAACTTGCAAATAGTTTATATTCACTCAATGAATATGGGCCTGAAGGTGGTTATGATGGAAAATATTCTGTACCTGGAGCACCACTACCTGTGGAATCAAATTCAGGACCATATGCACCTACTGATACAGTATTAGATTTAGTTAATGAGTTTTATATTGATGCGGCATACGTACAAAACATTTATGGACCTGAAGGTGGTTATAAAGATTTAGTTATTATAACCGATGTAGTTGGTAATCCTAAAATGTATACACCATATTGGGATCCCACAACATTTGTAACCTCATCCTATTCTCCATACGAGATAATTTTTAGTGATAATCCAAACGGAAGTAATGGTCCGTTATCTCAAGACACTTATTTGGCAAAAATTGGTGCGGCACAACTTAAAAGTTTATTTGAAGAGAGAATTGCAAGTGAAATATTACAAGCAAGTGTTGGTAGTGTTAATTTGGACTCATTACAAGATCCGTTTAGTGCAAGTATGGTTGCCACAGGTCAACAACCATTCTTTACAAAAAATTGGAGAATTACCGTACCTGAAAACCCAATAACCGCAGCGGTTACATTAGCGAATAGATTAACGGGAACATATTTCCCTGTGTCATTTATTCCTGGTGATTATTTTGATGAATCGTTTATTGATAATCCACAAACTGAATCGGCATTAAATGTTGCAAATAATTTAACGGGCGGATTTTTAGGTCCAATATTAAATAAGTTTAAAAATCCTTCTGAAATATTTGTTGCAAACACAGGTTTTGGACAAAGATCGGTATTATTTTCAAGTTTAGATTATAATAAATATAGACCGGCTTATAGTAGAGGTATCATACAAGGTGCAACAACTGCAATTGATAGATTATTTGATAAAGATAAAGCACAAAGTGGTGGATATTATGTTGGTAGTCCAAATTCCGAACCTTCTCAGATTGACTCTCCCGCAAATCAAGTTCCAATTGGGAAAAATGGTAGACAAGTACAAACTATTGTTTATGGTCCACAAGAACTTGGTATTCTATATGAAGGTAATGAGGCTCAATTACAATTTGGTTTAAAAGGAAAATCATACACCGATGGTGGTGGTATTGATGGACAATTTATTTGGACATCACCAAAATATAAAGACAATGCAGGATTTAAAGTAGGTCCTGGTGGAGCCGTTACAAGATTAGATAATGAATTTGAAACAATTAGAAGTGATTATGGTAGATACCAATCAACGGATATTGATTTCAAAGGTGATTCAATTTTAGATAAGACACAAAGACTTATTAATTCTGCGGATCAAGTACAAGGACAAGCAAGGTTAAAACACGTTGGTAATGCAATTAACCAAGTATCTAAGGTATTCAATGATGGATATAAAGAGATGACAAAGGGTTCTATGGTATTATCTTATACTGATCAAGCCGATGGGTCTCAAGCGGGAATAGAGTACTGTAGAGTGTTCCAAAAGGACACACCTTACTTTACATATGCTGACTTACAAAAGAGCGATGGTATTACAACTGAAGGTAGAAAATTCTCGTATTCAGTTTTAGATAAGACATATAATCTTAACATTGCTCCACTTAAGAATCCGGGATCAACAAATATTGTAGATAACAAAGTTAAAAAATATATGTTCTCTATTGAGAATTTAGCGTGGAGAACTTCAGATAGACCTGGATTTACTTATGATGATTTACCTGTTTGTGAAAAAGGACCAAATGGGGGTAGAGTCATGTGGTTTCCACCATATGATATTTCATTTAGTGATGATAGTACACCTGATTTTGCGCCAACCAATTTCTTGGGTAGACCCGAACCAATATACACTTATAAGAACACTTCAAGAAAAGGTAGTATAAGTTGGAAGATTGTTGTGGATCATCCGGCAATCATGAATACTATTATTCAGAAACAATTAGCTGGTGTTGCAAAAGAAAGAGTGGATTCAATTGTTGAATCATTTTTTGCGGGATGTACAAAATATGATATGTATGAATTGGGCATTAAATTTAATACGATACCAACAAGAGATTTGTTCACATATCAACAAATATTAAATAACCCAAGATTAACCAATGAAGAGTTGGGTCAGGTTGCGTTTGAAATACCTGTTGATTCTAAGTTAGATACCACAGGTAATGCGGAAAATGCTACCAAACAAGGTGATGGTGTAGGAAGTACTAGTACGGTAAAAAATGCAACATCTTTAGTTGATGGTAGTGCTGAATTAAAAGAATTTTTAAATTACGCCTTTTATTTTCATAATGATTGTCCTGAGTGTAAAAGTTCATATGCTGTAACATCATCAAAACCATTTGATAGTTGGTATGAACAATATATTGCATTACAATCTACAAAATATGTGCAAAGAGCACCAACAATAGTTTATCTTGGAGACGAGACGTATACAAGTGAAGGAGTACAAACATTTTTTAATAATGTTATTAAACCTAATTTTGAAAAATTAAAAGGTGATTTCTTAAAAAAATTAAAAGAAATTTTAATAGACAAAGAGGGTTCAGTTGAATTAACATTTGAAGGATCAGCATCCGCACCGGCAACTACAGGATATAATGTTAATTTATCAAAAAGAAGGGTTGATACCGTATTAAAATGGTTTAAAAATCAAACAATAGGAGACAAAAAACTAAGTGATTTTATTACTAGTAAAAAACTAGTGATAAATATGGTAACAAAGGGTGAAATTCAAGTTGTAACCGTTGATGCAAAAAATGGTGGTAATGGACTAACAATTAATTGTACTACTAATATAAAATTAAAAAAGGGTACAGTTACGGCTGGTGATGATGCTGGCGAAGCTAGCGACTCTTTTGCCCAAGTGTATTCTGTACCTGCAATGGCTTGTAGGAGAGTTTCATTATCTGATGTTAAAGTGATGGTTCCACCTGAAAAACCATCTGAAACAACTACCACAACAACAACTAATAAAGGTGGTGGAGGTGACGGAACTAACACATTTAAACCTGGTGATCCATCTAAAACAATCAAACCATCACCTAATTTAAGGATTGAACAAAAAATTAAAGAAGGTATATCTAAAAAAATATTAAGATTTTTATTCTCAGAATGTGATTACTTTGAGGTTATTAAGGAAAGTGATCCTATGATATATGATAGTATCAAACAAAAGATTAAGTACTTTAATCCTGCGTTCCACTCAACAACACCTGAGGGATTAAATGCAAGATTGACATTCTTAAATCAATGTGTGAGACCTGGTCAAACAATTCCTGTAATTGGGCCTGATGGTAGACCAAAATATAATGACGCATTAAACACATCGTTTGGATCACCTCCGATTTTGATTTTAAGAATGGGTGACTTTTATAATAGTAAGATTGTACCAACTAATTTAGGTATAGCATATGATCCTATTACATTTGATTTAAACCCTGAAGGTATTGGTGTACAACCAATGATTGCTAAAATAACATTAGGATTTAACTTTATTGGTGGTCATGGACTTAAGGAACCTGTTGAAGAATTACAAAATGCATTATCGTTTAACTATTATGCAAATACTGAAATATATGACGAAAGAGCAACGGCAACTGAAAGTACTGAAGCAAGAGACAAATACATGGTTGAAAAGATATTATCTAACCAACCAAAGGTAACAACCGCCAGTGTTGTAAATCAAATACCAAAAAGAGGTGGAGAAGCAATTGGAACAATATCGGGTGAAACGGATATTGATTACACTAAATTTGTAAATGACTATTGGAATAGTACTAAAGAATATTTTGACGCTTATATCAATACAAACGCAACAATTGGTAAAAACTATAACATAGGTATAGTTGATTTATTATTTACAGAAAGAAATTACTCTACAGGTACTGCAGAATTTACACCTGAAATTGAAGTTCCAATTTATGGTAAACCAAGTAATGTTGAAGACAAATTGGATAAATTATTTGATAAAGTTAATGGGGATATTTCAGGTAGAAATGATCCATTTATGCAATCAGTTGTTATAGGTGGTCAAACTATTACTAATAGCGATAAAAGAGAAATTGAAAATAAATTAAAAGAGTATGTGTCAGGAATTAAAACGGATTTTATTACAAATGTTAGTAATAGTGTAAACGATTTAGTTTTATTACAACAGGACTATATTCAATATATAAGAAAGGCAAACTTGGTACTATCAAAAACTGACGGAATAATGAATTCAAATAATGAACCTGATGTATATGATATTTCAGGAGATACGTTTACTCAATTACAGACATATTTGAAAAAAATAACGGATAAACATAAGGAATTTTATCTTGTAAAGGAAGGAATAGTTGAGGCACAGGAATGTTTATATTTAAATGAGGAACATTATAAAAAATCATCTTCAACTTTTACAGATGATAGAGGTTGTGATTATTTTAGTTCTTGTAATGAGAAACAAAGTAACTCTCAAGATAATAGAGACTATCTAATGTTTAGTGACCCAAATAATAGATTTTATCAAGTGATGGCAAATATATTTAATGATGATAATAGTAAAAACGAATTAAAAACATTTATCTTAAATGGTCAATATAGTAATATATTACTTGTTACGGAAGTTGTTGATAAAGCAATTTTAAGTTGTTCAAATAATTTTAACGCATACACTAAACTTAATAAAGATAGTTATGATAAAATAAAGACGACGCCAGTGTATAAAACTTTAATGATTCCTCCAATAGAAGATACTGTTAAGTTTGGGTTAACGTATACAAAAGTTAGTGGTACATCACAACAAAAAAAGAATATAAAAGAATTGTATTCAAATGTTAATGTGGATAATAAAGAAAAAACCTTTGATGGTAAAATTAAATTTAATTAAAAATGAATTTCCAATATTATAACAGATATAATGAGTTTTTAATAAATGGACAACAAACCGTTGTACCATACATAAATTTACCTGCAAAAACATCAGATAAAAATTTCATATATAAAGTTGGTCAATCAAGGTTAGATAAGGTATCATTCCAATTTTATAATACACCATATTTTGGTTGGTTAGTACAAATGGCAAACCCCCAATATAGTGGTATGGAATCAAACATACCCGATGGGGCAATTTTAACAATACCATATCCGCTTGTTAAGTCATTACAGGATTATAAAAACGAATTAGAAAATTATTACTTCTATTATGGTAGATAAAGGTGAAAATATATTAGTGGAATTTGATTACGATAACATTACCTTAATAGACCCAAATAAAATTGTAGATAGTGAAGGTAAAGTTAGTGATAGATTAGTTAAACATGAAAACCTTGTGTTTTATGCAAATCTTGAATGTAATGTATTACCAAGAACTAAATTAGCCTTGGGGTCGGCATTGAATGATTCCATTAGAACTGTTTCGGTGGGTAAGATTAATTTCTTAAATCCTGGAAACAAAACGTTCATGGATAACAGATATACCGATGAGATTACGGGTAAAGGATCCGTACAGGGTCAAGGGGTAAACCAACCAAAATTAAATGCAGTTCAAAACCCAAACAAATCTGATGATTTTTACCTTACACAGAGTACGTATTCAAACGGAACTCCTGGTGCGGTTGATAATGGTTTATTGGGTATTACTGATATACAGGTTGCAATTGACACAAGTTTCTTACCTACCGTAACGGTTTCCTTAGTAGATGTTAAAGGAAGGGCGTTATTTGAAGGTGGAAACAATTCACCTTATTCTGCGTTTTTTCAATTACCATACCCAATGTTTTATTTAACATTAAAGGGATATTACGGTAAGGCAGTTAGATTACCATTAATGTTACAATCTTTCACGTCAAACTTTGATAATTCATCAGGTAACTTTAAGATTACATTGAAGTTTTTTGGTTATAAGTATACTGTGATGTCTTATGTGAATTGGGGAGCTATGATGGCGGTACCACATATGTATAATAATTTTGTTTCAACCACACAGGCAAGTACGAATACTACCACAGGATCTAATCTTGAGGCGGTTACACAAAAACCTATTAGTAGAGGTTATCAAAAAATGAAAGAATTATATTCTGAATATAAATCAAAAGGTTTAATTGATGATGATTTTCCTGAGATAACAATTACACAATTAAAAGCTCGTTTAGATAGATTTATTAATAATATATTAGAAAAATTCACCAAAGAAAATTTGGGATCAATAACAGAATTAGATAATTTTCAAACTCAGTTAACAGAATTTCAGAAAAAAGTATTTTTCTATGGTGATTCATGGTTTGAAACATACATGGATAAAAAAAATTCATATAGTTTAAAAGACACTAAGGAAGTTGTTTATACGTATAAGAAAGACTATTCGGATCCTAACAAACAAGCTGAGGCTGAAACTAAATTAGCTGGTATTTTTACTGAATACCAAAAATTACTTGAAAGTAATAGTGTTGCAGGAAAAAATGGTAGTTATACTGTTGGTGGTAAAATCACAAAAAGTGAAGTACCTGTAAATGCAACTGTAGAAAAATGTTATGCAAAAATTAATCCACTTACGGATATTGATTTTGCAAAAACATATGAAGAAAGAACAGGTAAACCTTCAAAGACACAAACTGAATTAGATACGTTCATTGCGACTAACTCAATTGCACCTGGAACTAAATTCTTTGTATTTGAGGGTACTGATCACTTTATTGATATAACAGAAAAGGCGGCCAAAGAATCGTCAAAACTTAGAAGAGAAATTGAAGAAAAAATTACCGATAATCTTAATGAACAATTAAGTAAAGACACTGGTGTTGGGTTTAAACCATCTATTAGAAACGTATTAGCGGTTTTCTTTGCACAAGGCGAAGCGTTTATTCGTTTAATGGATGATGTCCATTCTAAAGCTTGGGATTTAAGAGAAAATAAATACAGACGACAAGCAATTTTTGGTAGTAATAGTAGTGCATTGAGTGTGGATGTTAAATCCTCTACCCAAAATAATGAACCAATTTATCCGTGGCCTCAAGTTATTAAGGAAACTTTAGGTGATGATAAACAAGAAAAATTTGAAATTGTTTATCCGGGAGACAAATCAATTTCTACTATGACAAAGGCGTATATTCCTGAAATATGGCCTGAAGTTGAATTTGTTGAAGAATTTATTAAAGGTTATACTGATAGGGTACCTAAAAATCCTGATTATGGTGATGAGTCTAATGTGGTTACAAGACCAAATAGATTAAGTTTAAATGCTCTTGATTTCCCTGTGACAAATGAGGTATTTCAGAACAAAGAAGAAATAAAATTCTTTTATGAAATTTATGAAAGAATTATGGTTAACACTTATTATTCTAAATTAAATAGACAATCGGGGTATGACGCAAGTATTTTTATGGTTGAGGCGGAAGACGAAAAGATTAATATACTTAAGAGTTTAGGTGATGATAATCCATTTTTAACTCAAAAACTAAAACGATACTTAATTGATCAAAATAATTTCTTAACATTTTTAAGACACATTTCAAATCAAGGACAAGGTGAAAGTTGGCAAAAATTCATAAGAGGAGAATTTACAATAAATTACCTTAAGAATAAAACTAACGTACCTTTTGAATTATTTAATCAACAAATTCTAACAAATGAAAGATCACAACCAAATGTTTCATTAACTGATGAATCAAAAATAATAGATTACATAGGAAATCAAACTTCTAGTAATGAATTTGATTTTTCTGATATGTATCCTATTACTAATTTTAATTGGTGTAAGAATTATCTTGCGGATGGGGAAGCACTTCAAAATGTTAATTTAGCATATAATACTAAAGACGTATTATCGTACAATACAACACATAAAACAATTTGTAATTTTAATAACGACGATACTAACGATAAGAAAAGACCTATAACTAACTTTAATTATAAGGCCGACGTATTTAGTCAAAATATTAATACTTCTAATTTCAAAACATTCTATAATAATAGAAAAATTGAAGAACAGTTTACAACTGAAGGGAATTTAAATTATTCTAATTACGACGGGTTCTTAACGGAAACTCAAACCACTTCAATATTGAATACACCTTATTTTATAAATGCAATTCAAAATGGTGTATATAATTTTAGATATAAACCAAATGATTTATCATCGTACAAACAAGCCGCATATCTATTCTTGAATAGTTTACCACTAGCAAGTCTTAGAGAAAAATATAGATCATATAACGAACCTAATGATTTAAGTTATATATTATCAACCATTAAAAAATTTGGAGCGGTACATAAATTACCATACGCTTGGGTTGTTAAATATGGTTCCATATGGCATAGATATAAAACTTGGAATGATACTGGTGTAGATATATTAGATGAGGTTTGGAAAGATTTTGATTATTTAGGTAATTATGATCCTGTAACCTCGGCATCAACAAAAGTTTATTCTTTGAATATTGAAGGATTCCAAAACAATATAGTTTTAGAAAATACGGTAAATTCAACACCAAACTTAGTTGCATATAATTCAACAACTATGAATACAGGATTTTTTCCTAAGTTGTATGATGATATGAATGTATTCTTACAAGGATTACAATTATTTTCGGGGACAACACAATTAAATGGTACTTGTAGTATTGTTGGAACAACATTAGACGTTTATACTATTAATGATAATAACTTGGCTCCTGGCGAAGTATTAGCCGGACCAACAATAGATGCTAATACAACTATTGTATCCCAAATAAATGGTACAACAGGAGGTGTTGGTAAATATACTGTTGATATATCTCAAAATACATCAATATTAAATGGTACTTGTAATGTTAATTTAACAACAATGGACGTTTTAACGTTTAGTGGTGGTACATTATCTGCTGGACAAATTATTTCAGGACCAAATCTTGCTCTTGGAACTAAAATTGTTAGTCAAGTGAGTGGTACTACAGGAGGTGTTGGACAATATGTTGTTGATATATCTCAAACACTTACAGGAGAAAACTTTACTGTGGTTACACCAAACATTTTTTATGTTACTAATTCATCAACAGGTGGATATTCACAAACTGAAATCCAAACATTAATTAATGATGGTAAAATGGTGATGACAACAAACGAAGGTGGTAAAATTATTGAAACAAGTGGTTTTGATCCTAACGATAATGATAGATCATTAAAAATAACGCCTTGGTCAACAATTGTTAAAACAACTGAAGGTGATAAATATTTTATAATGCCGTCTTTTGGTTACACAAAAAATCAAACAAAAGAGGAGTGTTTTAAAAATAACAAAATGAAAATAGAGGCTTCTAGTAATCCTGCGGTCTTTAACGGATCTGTTAGATTATTTTGGGGATCACCAAACTATGGTTATTTTGATAATACTAAAATTACAAAACCAAATCCTGATTCATATTTGAAAGAAATATTGTCGGATAAAAAAACACAACAGAATTTTTCATTGAATGGTGATATTACAAAATACGATAAAATATCGGAAATGTTTACAACATTTGATACGGAAATATTAGATTACTTTGAACAAGAGTTTTTAAATTTTAGTAGATCAATTTACGATTTTAAGACATTGGTTCCAAGTGATAAAGATGTTGAAACTGAATCGGAAAGATCATACAAGAACTTTCAATTATTAATGAGAGAATTATTAGTTGTTGAAAAACCATCAACTCTTAATTCTGAGGGGATGATTAATTCTGTTATTGAAAAACAAAAAACAACATTTCAAGGAATACTAACTAATTTTTTAGAATATAATGTTGTATTAAAAATGGGTAATCCATCTATGTTTGATAGAAGAACATTTTTAACATTCTCTACTAAATTCTTAATTGATCCTGTGTCATATCAAGGGTATAGTCAAGGAACATCAGGAAGTTTACCATCAAACGGTGGAACTATTACATTGGCTCAATCTAAAATTGCAAACCCTGAAACATGGAAAACTTTAGAGAAATATGTTGGGTTTTCAGAAATACCTGAGTTAGTTTATTCCGATAATGGATCATATATAACAGATTTCTTTATTGATTTGAATGTACAATTTACTGAAAAAAATATTAAAGATTTTGCTCCGTTGATTATGTTATATGCAACACAAAAACTTAATAATTTTGAAGTCCCAACAAATAATGTTTTTATCCCAAATCCCGTTCCGACACCCGCACCAAGTCCTCAAACACCTGGTGATTTATTAATGGTTGTAACACTTAAAGATACTAAAACAATTTCTGTGTATAAATTTGGACCACAAAAATATGGTGTTTATAAAGATGCTTCAGGAACAATTTTATATACTGGTCCGTCACTTAGTGCGTTTCAATATCCATTAAATATTACGGTGGTTAATGAAATTATTATAAGTCAATATTCTACGGGTTTAGCATCAACACCTAATGACCCACAATTTATTATTAGTATTGTTAATGTAACTCCTTCACAAGTAACAACAACTACCACCACACTTCCTATTGTTCAAAATTTAGGTAATAGTTTAGGTGGTGTTAAGTTTTATGGACTTATGGATGAATACCTTGATAAATCTGAAATTTATTTAAAAAATGTTATTTCTAATTTAATGACAGGAGTGAGAGCTGGTTTACCAAATATTACAATAGAGGGTGATAAAGGTAATAAGTCACAACTTGAGGGAGAACAAACAAGAGTTGAGATATGGGAAACATTCAAAGCGTTTAATGATACTTGGGTTGCCGGTGGTGATTTTAAATCAAAAACAATGTTTGAAGATGTTTTATTATTTGATAGGGCAAGTAGAGACGTTGGACAAAAAGTTTATGTTGATATCTTTAAAATTAAAGATTTAATTGAAGGTTCATTATATAAAAATAATATGTTGGATATTGTATCAACAATTTTAACTCAAAATAATTTTACTTATTTCCCATTACCTGCTTATGCTAATTTCTATAACGCACAAGATGCTGAAAAAAATCCTGTACCAAGAAGTGAAGGATCAACTGAATTTGCTAACTCATTTTGGGGTACGTTCTTAAATGTGGACTACAGAAACACATCACCTAAGTTTTTATGTTATTACGCAAACAAACCTAGCCAGTATGTGGATATGAAGGATAATGTTGATTATAGATTTAGAGATGACGCTTTTGATCTTAGAAGAGCAAGTGATAATCCATTAGTTGAAAATCAATCTAATAAAAAAAATTGGGATAAATCAAATAAAGTTGTTGGGTTTAATATAGACATTAGTAATCAAAATCAACAAATATTTAAAAATTTTAGTGTTGGTCAAGATGTTGGTAAACCTACTGCAGAATCTTTGGAGATGTTAAATCAAATGGCAAACCAAAGTAGAAACAGAAGTACAGGATCTCAAAACGTATCTTTATATAACTTATATAGAAATAGAAGTTACGAATGTTCTGTTGATATGTTAGGTAACGCTCTTATACAACCCATGATGTACTTTAATGTAAGAAACATACCTATGTTCTCAGGGCCATATATGATTACTTCGGTAACTCATCAGATTAGTGAAGGTGAATTTAGTACAACATTTAAAGGTACAAGACAACCTTTTTATAGTTTACCTAAAATTGATAGTTTTATACAATCTTTAAGTTTGGATATAATATCTAAATTACAGGAACAAGTAAAAGCAAATGAAGAAAAGAAAAAAAACTCAAGTGAAAATGTGATATTCCAAAAAAATAATGTGGTTTCAAATGTAACCGGTACTGATACAATAACTAAAAATCAAGATTGTTCTGATAAAATTAATAGTGGTTATGTTGGGTATACACCATTAGATAGTCCAACATCAACTCAAATATCATATAAGGATTTTAAAAAATTACTTGGAGATAGAATTGTCGCAAGTGGGGTACCAAAAGAAACAACAAGTAATAGTGTAACAACTATTAATCCTACTTTTAGAGATTTATCTTATTATTTATTCTCATTTATTTATTTAGATTCCGCATCATCAAGTGGAATGAAAACTTATGAGAATAATTATAGTACAATTAATTTAACTGAAACTTATGGGGAGGTACTTGCCAAAACAACTAATAAAAAGTTCTATTGTCTTTCAAGAGGCACTAATTTGAACATACCAATTGTATCATTTATATCTGCTGAAAAATTTGTAGATTTTGCGATTGCTAGATTCAAAGATAAATTATCTTTAATTAATACAAATCTTACTGCTCAAGAGGATATTGTTAAATTGTATGTTACAAAGTATCCAATTAATCAACCTGATAATGTTTATACTGAAATGACAGAACAAGATAAAAATACATTACAAAATAAAGTAAAACAGGCAATAGATATATATAACTCAATAAATTAATTTTATTGAATAACTAGATATTTATAAATAAAAACAATTATGGATACAAAATTAATTTTAGACAACTACTTGGGTAAAAACACAAGAGTGTCAGAGAAAGATAAAGGTAATGGGTACAAAGAAGTTTGTGACTTAGACACTGGAGATTGTTATACGCTTAGAATAAAAGACGGATTAATTGAAAGAGTTGATAATACTATGAACACATTCAAAAAAATACAAGTAGAAACTAAAACAGGAATTAAACAATTATTAAACGGATAACCATGGCAATAGATAAAAAAATATTAAAAGAAATAAGTAGATTTAATTCTATTAACAAATACATAACTGAACAAGTTGATCCTGCATTAGACGCTGCGTTGGCACCACCTGCGGATCCTGCATTAGCGGGCGGAGCTCCACCTGTTGATCCTGCTGCTCCTGCTGCTCCTGCTGCTCCTGTTGATCCTGCGGCTCCTGCGGATCCTAATGCAGTTGCTCCAATTCCACCGGCAGCACCTATTGATATTGCAACCGATCCTGAGGTAGAAGAACTTGGATCTGAGGGAGAAGAAGAAGAAAACAAAGAAGAATTAGATGTTACAGATTTAGTTGCAAGTCAAAAAAATATGGAACAAAAACAAGAAGAATATTTTGATAACTTATTTGCTCAACTAAAAACTCTTGAGGAAAAATTAGGTGAAATGGATGGTTTGGTAACAACCATAAATAACTTAGAAACTAAGTTTGATAAATTTAGACCAAAAACTCCACAAGAGAAATTAGAACTAAGAAGTTTAGATTCAGGTCCTTTTAATCAAAAATTATCTGATTTCTTTGAAGACAAAGAACCTGATATGGAAAAATCGGGTAAAAATGAATATGTTTTAACAACTGATGATGCTAATAATTACTCTACAAATGATGTTGAAACTTCATTTAATAATTACGACGACGAAGACACAAATATGATGTAATACTTTAGAGAGGGACATCAATGTCCCTCTCAAGTTTTTTTTAAATATTTTATTGACTACCCTACTTTTTATAACTATATTTTCTACGTAAACCTTTAATAAATATATACAAAATGGCGACAAACAATGTTTTAGATGCAGTTTTGGCTCAGTATGAGAGTTCAAAACAAAGTGGTTCTTCTTCCACTTCAAAATTCACACAAGAAGAAAGAATGAAAAAGTATTTCGCGGCAATCCTTAAAGATAGCGAAAAACAAGGTCAACGAACAATCCGTATTTTACCTACAACTGATGGATCATCTCCTTTTAAGGAAGTTTGGTTTCACGAAATCAATGTTGATGGTAAATGGCAGAAGTTCTATGATCCAGGAAAAAATGACAACGAACGTTCACCTTTGAATGAGGTATATGACGAGTTAATGTCAACAGGTCGTGAATCCGACAAACAATTAGCTATACAATACAAAGCACGTAAGTTTTATATTGTTAAAGTAATTGACCGTGATCACGAAGAAGATGGTGTTAAATTTTGGAGATTTAAACACAATTACAAACAAGAAGGAATCCTTGACAAAATTATTCCGATTTGGAAAGCAAAAGGTGATGTTACTGACTCTGATAATGGACGTGACTTAATCCTTGAACTTACAAAGGCAAAGACACCAAAAGGTGCAACATATACGGTTATCCAAACCGTTATGTATGACGATCCAACACCAACACATGAAGACGCTGAACAAGCATCAACATGGATCAACAATGAGTTGACTTGGGAGGACGTATACTCTAAGAAACCTGTTGAATATCTTGAATCAATTGCAAGAGGTGAAACTCCACGTTGGGACACTGACGCAGGAAAATACATCTACTCAAATAATCAAGAAGAAGAGATTTCTATGGGTGGAAGTGTAAAGTCTGAAGTTAAAAAGGCTGATCCTCAGTCTAATCAAGAAGTTGACGAAGATTTACCATTCTAATTAAACTTTAACATGGACACTTGGAAATACTGAGTGTCCATATTTTTTAAAATCAAAAAAAATGAGCAAAATAGCAGAAAAAATGTATGAGGCATTGTCCTTAAAATATCGTAGTGAAATGGCAGAAGCGGAAGCAACATTATTAGTTTATTTAACTTCGCCTGTTGGTATTGGTGAACATCCACAACATCTTGAAGAAATGGATAAATTGGTTGAAAAATTCGCTAATGCACAAGATAAACTTGAGTCATTGGAAAAAATTCGTAAATATAATTCAGTAATTACAGAATAACATGGCAATAAGAAAAAGAGAAATATCTTTAGAGTCAATCAAAGATAAGTACTCAACAAAAACAAAATACAAACCAGAAAGTTTTTATAATCTTGGGGAGGCTTTTTTGGGGTCATCTGGATTACCGGGACCTATTATGGGTGGTATAAATATGTTTTTAGGTCATTCAAATACTTCAAAAACAACGGCAATGATCCTTGCGGCAGCAGATGCTCAGAAAAAAGGACACTTACCTATTCTTATTATTACTGAGAAAAAGTGGTCTTGGGAACACGCTATTGAATTAGGGTTACAGGCTGAAAAAAATGAACTTGGTGAGTATGACGGTATGTTTATATTTAATGATTCGTTTGATGTAATTGAACAAGCAACTGAATTTATTAATAATATTCTTGACGCTCAAGAAAAGGGAGAGATTCCTTATAGTTTATTATTTTTGTGGGACAGTATTGGAAGTATACCTTGTCAGATGACTTTTGACGGTAAAGGTGGTGGAATGCACAACGCAAAAGTATTGGCGGATAAAATTGGTATGGGAATTCATTCAAGAATATCAAAATCTAAAAAAGAAGACTACCCATATTACAATACTTTAGTGATCTTAAATCAGCCTTGGGTGTTACTACCTGATAATCCATTTGGACAACCTGAAATTAAGGCTAAAGGTGGTGAGGCGGTATGGTTGGCATCATCATTAGTGTTCTTATTTGGTAATCAGAAAAAGGCAGGTATTAGTCATATTGATGCGACTAAGAATGGTAGAAAAGTATCATTTGCAATTAGAACAAAAATTTCTATATTAAAGAATCACGTTAATGGTCTTGGGTATAAAGATGGTAAGATCATCGCAGTACCACAAGGTTATATTACAGACACAAAAGAATCTTTGGATAACTATAAGAAAGAATATTCTGATTATTGGGAAACAAAATTAGGGTATTCAGATTATTCTTTGGATGAATCTGATGATGACTCTGACGAGTAAAAAGTATTTCAAACGACTTAAAAAATTTAAATGGTCAAAACATTAATTGTTGATGGTAACAATTTATTAAAAATAGGATTTCACGGAGTTAAGGATTTTTATAATAATGGGGAACACATTGGTGGGACTTGGCATTTTCTTAACACAATTCGTAAATTTTTAGAAGAAACCAATTTTAATAAAGTTATGGTCTTTTGGGATAGTGATACAAACTCATCACAAAGAAAATTAATATATCCAAAATATAAGATGAATCGTAAGTCTTCTCCTAATGATGAGGAGAAGACAGATTCATTTAACAAACAAAAAACAAGGGTTAAACAATATCTTGAAGATATGTTTATAAGGCAATTAGAGGTTGAAAATTCGGAAGCGGATGATCTTATTGCCTACTATTGTCAAATCTCTTTAGATGAAGAGAAAACGATATTCTCAAGCGATAAAGACTTAACTCAATTAATTTCAGAAAAGGTATTAATCTATTCACCAAACTTAAAGTCGTATTATAGATTTGGGGACAACATTAAATTTAAAGATTGTTCTATTCCTCATTATAATGTTATGACATTTAAGATCCTTGCTGGTGATACTTCGGATAATATTGACGGAATAAGTTTAATGGGTGAGAAAACTTTAATTAAATTTTTCCCTGAAATACTTGATTTGAAGACATCTTTAACCGATATTTTAACAAAGGGTGAGTTATTGTTAAAAGAACAAAAAACAAATGTTGTTTTAGGAAATCTACTCAGTGGAAAAACCAAAGAAGGTATTATGGGTGATGATTTTTTTAAAATCAATAAAAAACTTGTAGATCTGTCAGAACCTTTAATTGATGAAAAGGGTAAAGAAATGGTTAGGGAATATTACTCTGAATCGATGGATCCCGATGGGAGAGGACATAGAAACCTAATTAGAATGATGATGGACGACGGATTCTTCAAATACCTACCAAAAGGTGATGACTCTTGGGTTAATTTTTTAAAACCATTTTTAAAATTATCAAGAAAAGAAAAAACAAAATTTAGAAACAAAAAGTAAAAACAAAAAAAAAGATGAGAGATCAAGATGTAACAAAAGTTGAATTCCTATTAATGTGTAATGATAACATTGTAGTACAACGTTTTTTTAATGTTAAAGGGTTTAACAAAACTGCTCACAAATCTGAGGACTTTTATGATCATATGAGTATGGTATGTCGTAAATTACAATATGATTTAAAAATGAGATCAGTGGTCTATATGTTAGACAACAAATATGAAATTTCTGAGAACCCAGAGATTTTAAATACGTCAATTACTGACGGTGATGAAAATTTTAACCTTTATATTAAGGTTGGAGACCTGACAATTTGTCAGAGAAGGTTTGACGCTAAAGTGTACCCCCCAAAGGTAAGATATACCGTAGACCTACGACCAAAGCTAAAAGGTATACTAAACGACCTGACTGACATTTTTTCAGGCAAAAATTTTAATTATTTTTACCCTGAATTTATCCAAAACTAATAGTATTTATCTTTACTGACAGAAGGAGAATTATGGCGACAAACAAAAATTTTGAGTATCTAGGAAACACATTCCAATTACAATTACTTAATCAAATTATTTTAGATAAAGATTTTTCACATTCAATTATTGATGTGATTGAAAACAATTATTTTGAAAATAAATACTTTAAAATAATTACCCAAATGATCAGAGAGTATTATACAAAATATGATCACACACCATCATTTGAGACACTAGAACAGATTACTAAATCTGAATTACAACAAGAGATTGCATCCAAGATAGTATTGGATACAATTAAAAAAATTAAGGATGCACCTATTGATGGTGTAGCTTTTGTACAGGAAAAGGCGTTAAAGTTCTGTAAACAACAGGAACTTCAAAAGGTTATGACCAAAGCTCAAAAAATCATTGATGGTGGTGAATTTGAGAACTATGATGCCCTTGAGGAAATGGTTAGAGGAGCTTTACAAGTAGGAGCTAAAGACACAAGTTCAATGGATGTCTTCTCCAATATTGATCAGGTCCTTGATGAAGACTACAGACACCCAATTCCAATGGGAATACCTGGAATTGATAGACTATTGAAAGGTGGTTTAGCTAAAGGTGAGATTGGGGTTATATTAGCACCAACAGGTGTGGGTAAATCTACCGTTTTAACTAAAATTGCAAACCACGCATTTAACTTAGGAAACAACGTACTTCAAATCTTTTTTGAAGATAATCCAAAGGTAATTCAAAGAAAACACTACACACTTTGGACTAAGATTCATCCTGATGAATTATCAGAAAAAAGAGACGAAGTTATCAAAAAGGTTAAAGATATTGAGGAATCTATGTCAAATAAGTTAATTATGACTAAGTTACCATCTGATACGGTAACTATGTCACAAATTAAGAATCAAATCAGAAAGATGGTTGCTGATGGTAATAAGATTGATATGGTATTACTTGATTACATTGACTGTGTTGTTCCTGATAAGAATTTAGGTGATGAATGGAAGAGTGAGGGGTCTGTAATGAGAGCATTTGAAGCAATGTGTCACGAAATGGATTTAGTTGGATGGACTGCAACACAAGGTAATAGAAGTTCTATTTCTTCTGAGGTTGTAACAACTGATCAAATGGGTGGATCAATTAAAAAGGCACAAGTTGGTCACGTTATTATTACGGTTGCAAAAACACTTCAACAGAAAGAAATGAAATTAGCAACAATAGCAATTACAAAATCAAGGGTTGGTGATGACGGAGTTGTATTTGAGAATTGTAAATTTGATAATGCAATGTTAGACATTGATACCGAGAGTTCTATGACTTTCTTAGGTTTGGAAGAACAAAAAGAAGAAAGACAAAGATTAAGAGTTAAAGAGTTGTTAGAAAAAAGACAACAAAGAGAACAAAAAAATTAAATAAACAAACAAACAAATAATTAATTAAAAAATGGATATTTCACAAAAAATTTTAAGTGATATTACAGTGTATATGAAATATGCTAAATTTATTCCCGAATTAAATAGAAGGGAAACATGGGAAGAATTGGTAACAAGAAATAAGGAGATGCACCAAAAGAGATACCCCCAAATTAAAGAAGAAATTGAAAACGTATATAAAATGGTATATGGTAAAAAAATTCTTCCATCAATGAGATCATTGCAATTTGGTGGGAAACCTATTGAAATTTCACCAAACAGAGTTTACAATTGTGCTTACATGCCGATTGACCATCCAGATGCGTTCTCTGAGACTATGTTCTTACTGTTAGGTGGAACAGGTGTTGGATTTTCAGTACAAAAACACCACGTTGATAAATTACCTGAGATTAAAAAACCAAACCCAACAAGAACAAGACGTTACCTTATTGGTGATAGTATTGAGGGATGGGCAGACGCAATTAAAGTATTAGTTGAATCCTATTTGGGTGTTAAATCATCAACACCTATATTTGATTTCTCCGATATCCGACATAAAGGAGCATTATTGGTAACTTCAGGAGGTAAAGCCCCTGGACCTCAACCACTTAAAGATTGTGTTCATAATATTACAAAAGTGTTTGAAAACAAAAAAGATGGTGAAAAATTATCAGCTATTGAAACTCACGATATTGTATGTCATATTGCAGACGCGGTATTAGCAGGTGGAATCAGAAGAGCGGCATTAATTTCATTATTCTCCGCTGACGATGAGGAAATGATTTCTTGTAAGTCAGGAAATTGGTGGGAACAAAACGCACAAAGAGGTAGAGCTAACAACTCGGCAGTACTTCTTCGTCACAAAATCACTAAAGAATTTTTCATGGATCTTTGGAAAAGAATTGAGTTATCAGGAGCAGGTGAACCTGGTATCTACTTGTCAAACGACAAAGATTGGGGAACCAATCCATGTTGTGAGATTGCACTTAGACCTAATCAATTCTGTAACTTATGTGAAGTAAATGCGTCTGACATTGAATCACAAGAAGATTTTGAGGAAAGAGTTAAAGGGGCAGCGTTCATCGGAACATTACAAGCGGGATACACTGACTTCCATTACTTAAGAGATGTATGGAAAAGAACAACTGAGAAAGACGCACTTATTGGTGTTGGAATGACAGGAATTGGTTCAGGTGTTGTTTTAGGTTATGATATGAAATCAGCTGCTGAAATGGTTAAACTTGAAAACGAAAGAGTTGCAAAACTTATAGGTATTAACAAATCGGCAAGGTCAACAACCGTTAAACCATCAGGAACATCATCATTGGTTTTGGGAACTTCTTCAGGTATCCACGCATGGCACAATGACTTTTATTTAAGAAGAATTCGTGTTGGTAAAAACGAAGCAATCTATTCTTATTTGGCAATTAACCATCCTGAGTTAGTAGAAGATGAGTTCTTCCGTCCTCACGATACGGCAGTTATCTCAATTCCACAAAAATCACCATTAGGATCAATCCTTAGACACGAATCCGTATTTCAAATGTTGGAACGTGTTAAGAAAGTATCACAAGAGTGGGTTAGAAATGGACACAGAACGGGTCAAAACACACATAACGTATCTGCAACGGTTTCGATTAAAGAAGACGAGTGGGACTTGGTAGGTGATTGGATGTGGAACAATAGAAAATTCTATAATGGTTTATCAGTGTTACCATATAACGGAGGAACTTACACTCAAGCACCATTTGAGGATTGTACTGAAGAAGATTTTAACAAATTGTTAAGTGCATTGGAAGATGTGGATCTTACAAAAGTAATTGAATTACAGGACAATACAGACTTAAGAGGTGAAGTTGCGTGTGGGGCTAATGGATGTGAAATTTCTTAAATAAAATGAACATAGGAGCATCTAAAGATTGGGTACAACAGTTGTATGTTAGAGAATTTGGTCCAAAATTACAACCAAACGATTTCTACTATAATAATCAAGGTAGGATTGTTATGACCGAAGACTATCATAAACGTAGGGGTAGTTGTTGCGGAAGCAAATGTTTACATTGTCCATATGAACCCAATTGGGAAAAAGGGAGTAAAACGTTAAAGGAATCACGACTTAGGTCGTGATTTTTTATTTTATATGTATTTATTCAAAACACATAGATACTATATTTATAAGATATGGCAAATGGAATAACATACGGGATAAATTTTCCTTTTAGAGAATCTTACGTTGGTAAATATTTAGATATTTCTGATACAACTGAAGAAGAAGTAAGAAGTAATTTAATTCATTTATTGTTAACTAGAAAAGGGTATAGATATTATCTTCCTGATTTTGGAACAAGATTGTATGAATATATTTTTGAACCTCTTGATGGACCTACATTTAGTGAAATTGAAGGTGAAATTAGGGATTCTGTTGAAAGATATATGCCTGGTGTACAGATAACAAATATCTCAATAACCGACGCTTCTTTAGGTGAGGAAAATAAGGGTACTTTTATTAATCCTGATGGAGAAAGAGAATTTAAAGTACAAGGTATAAGCGACAAAGAACATACCGCAAAAATTAAAATAGATTATAAAGTCACAAATCAAGCTTTTGAAAGTAGTGATTTTGTTATTATCAATATTTAATAGTATATGGCTGAGAAAAAAATATCATACACAACTAGAGATTTCCAAGGAATAAGAACTGAGTTAATTAACTTTACCCGTACTTATTATCCTGATTTAGTACAGAACTTTAACGACGCTGGTGTTTTCTCAGTAATGTTAGATTTAAATGCTGCCGTTACAGATAACCTACAATTTAATATTGATAGAAGTATTCAAGAAACGGTATTACAATTTGCACAACAAAAATCTTCAGTATATAATATCGCTAAGACTTACGGGTTAAAAATTCCGGGTCAAAGACCTTCGGTGGCATTAGTAGATTTCTCAATAACGGTTCCCGCATTTGGTGATAGAGAAGATTTAAGATATTGTGGTATTCTAAGGAGAGGATCCCAAGTAAGTGGTGCTGGTCAACCATTTGAAACCGTTTACGATATTGATTTTGCCTCGGCAATAAATTCTGAAGGAACATTAAATAGATTAAAGATACCTAACTTTGATGCTAATGGTAAAATATTAAATTACAACATTGTAAAAAGGGAAGTTGTTGTAAACGGGTTTACAAAAGTATTCAAACGAGTTATTACACCAAACGATGTAAAACCATTCTTTGAATTATTCTTACCTGAAAAAAATGTTTTAGGTATAACAAGTGTCCTTTTAAAAGATGGGACTCAATTTAATACAATTCCAAATCCACAGGACTTTTTAGGGTTAAGCGATAGATGGTATGAAGTTAAGGCACTTGCTGAAGACAGAGTATTCATTGAAGATCCAACTAAAGTTTCTGATCAACCTGGCACTAAGGTTGGTAAATATATTTTAACTAACACTAAATTTACATCTGAGTATACACCTGAAGGTTATTTAAAAATGACATTTGGTGGTGGTAATGTTTCTGCTGAAGAACAACTTAGAGATTTTGCAAGATCAGGTAAAGGATTTGATTTAAATAAATATTCTAACAATTTAGCTTTAGGTGCGGCTCTTAAGTCAAACTCAACATTGTTTATACAATATAGAGTTGGTGGTGGACAAGCAACTAATTTAGGTGTTAATGTAATCAATCAAATTGGTACTGTTTCATTCTTTGTTAATGGTCCATCGGAAAGTATTAACAGATCTGTTATTAATACATTGAAATGTAATAACGTTACTGCGGCGATTGGAGGGGCAAACGCACCAACACTTGAAGAAGTAAGAAATATGGTATCATATAACTTCTCAGCACAAAACAGAGCGGTTACAATAAATGATTACGAATCAATTATTAGAACAATGCCATCTCAGTTCGGAGCACCAGCAAAAGTTGCAATTACTGAAGAGAATAATATGATAAAGATAAAAATGTTATCTTACGACACAAGTGGTAATTTAACTGATACGGTTTCTAATACATTAAAAACTAATGTTGCAAACTACCTATCAAATTATAGGATGATTAATGATTACATTTCAATAGAAAGTGCAAACCCAATTGATTTGGCGGTTAATGTTGATGTTGTGTTAGACGCTAGTCAAAATCAAGGTGCGGTTGTATCTAAAATCATTGATATTATCACAACATACTTTAGTCCTACAACAAGACAATTAGGTCAAAATGTTGTGGTATCTGAATTAAGAAGATTAATCCAAGCGGAAAATGGAATAATAAGTATTTCTGATATGGAATTTTTTAATAAAGTTGGGGGGCAATACTCGTCAAATCAAACATCTCAAAAATATTCAGATCCGGCAACTAAACAAATTCAATTAATTGCAGATACAATTTTTGCTGAACCTACTCAAATATATCAAATTAGATTTCCTAACAAAGACATCAATGTTAGGGTCATCAATTTAAGTACGGTTAATTTTTCCTAATAATTTATTTTTTTTTAATTAGAACTATTTTTTGAAAATAGGAAATAAACTATTTATCAAAAAAGACTTTAATGCCAAAATCATATAGAATAAGGACTCAAGTAGGGGTTGACAAATACATCAATGTAAAATTAGACCAAGATTTTGATTTTTTAGAGATCCTATCTTTAAAAATAAATCAATCAGATCTTTATACAAAGGTGTGTTCTGACTATGGGGTTGTAGTTGGTAGAGTTCTTGTAAATGGTGGTTTTGGGTTACCAAACGCTAAAGTTTCTATATTCATACCTCTTGATCCTGAAGATGAATTAAATCCCATAATATCTGAATTATACCCATATAAAACATTATCAGATAATAATGAGTTAGGGTATAGATACAATTTATTACCTCATGACCCATCATATAGTGTTCATGCCGCAACAGGGACATTTCCAAATAGGGAAGAAGTTTTAATAGATCAAACATATATTGAGGTTTATGACAAATATTACAAATATACCGTAAAAACAAATGATAGTGGTGATTATATGATTTTTGGAGTCCCAATTGGGGCTCAAACCGTTTTTATGGATGTTGATTTATCGGATATTGGATGTTTTTCATTAACACCACAAGATTTAATTAATGCGGGTCAAGCAACTCAAACACAAGTTAATGGATCAACATTTAAATCCTCATCAAATTTAAGTGAATTACCACAGATAAAAACAGTAAATAAAAACGTTGATATATCACCTCTTTGGGGTCAAGAAGACATTTGTCAAATAGGTATTACAAGAGTTGATTTTGATTTAACTAATGAAGCAAACGTAACAATTAATCCTACCGCTATTTTTATTGGGTCTCTTATTTCTACAACTAATGAAGATTCACTTAAAACAAATTGTAAACCAAAAAATAATACAGGAAATTTATGTGAATTAATTGCAGGACCTGGACAAATATTATCTATAAGACAAACAATATATCCTGATAAAAATAATTTACCAATTCTTGAACAATATAAATTTGAGCAAGATGGAAAAATTATAGATGGTGACGGATCATTTTTAGCAAATGTACCAATGAATTTGGATTACATTATTACAAATGAATTTGGAGAACAAGTAATTTCAAATGACCCAACAAAAGGTATCCCAACAAAGGGAAAATATAGATTTAAATTTAAATGGAATAATGAAGGTGGGATACAAAATGATTTTCAAAGGGCAAATTTTTTAGTTCCAAATATTAAAGAACATGGTTGGAATACGAGTGGTACAGACCCGTTTGATCCAACCTCCGCAGTTTCGACAATATTTAATACAACTGCTGGTAATATTACAAGTGATCCCTTACCTCCATTTACTGAAGGTGGGTTACTATTTAATGGGAAGACTAATTCCGATACTTTTACCGTTTATGTTAACGGACTACCATATTATGGAGATACTATGGTTATACCTGTTAATGTTGGTGATCTAATATCAATAGATTCAAATCCTGTTGATAATACACAACCACAACAATTTGACTTCACATTCTTTCCACAAGGTTATTTTGATTTATTAAGATCATATAGTTTTAGTTTAGATTGGGATGATTACGTTGATCCTATATCCGCAATCAATTGTGAGGATACATTCTATGAAATGAACTATAATAAAGTTTATACTACGGCAATGTTCCTTGATAGATACAAAAATGGGGTTGGAAGAGCAAAACATTTAGGGATTAAAGAAATTGATAACAGAAGTTGTAAATCAACGGTAAATACATTTCCATCTAACGACATTATTAAAAATTTTGACGCCATATTTTTTATTTTTAATGTCTTTATGAGTATTTTGGCATATCCATTAATAGTATTATTATTTGTTGCTCACTTTATAGCATGGATGTGGCCCGTATTAAAGTACATATTAATCGTTTTGGGAATATATTTCCTTTATGATGCAATATCGGAAATGATTGATTGGATTAACTCAACATTAGAGAATTTTGCGTTTTCAGTTCCAGGTGGACCTATAGTTAATATAGGTTTGATTTTAAGAATTGTGGCAAAGTTTGTATCGTTTTTATTTAGAATAGGTTTATCAATAGCATTTATTGCTTTTACAGTAAAATACCTTCTTAAGATAAAAAATTTCCCAAGAATAGGTTTACCTATGATGTCTTATCCTGAATGTACAAGTTGTGATTGTGATTGCGGTCCAGCAACTTTAGAGGATGATATTGATCAAAATACAGTTAATGACGCAATTACCTCAGCACAATCAAATACTAACCAACAACAACTTGCTCAAAATAAAGGATTTTTAGCTCCGGTTAATATGCCAAGTGCGTATGATGTTCAACATCCTAATGCCCAAAACAATCCTATTGAGGATCAAGAAGACTCAAATGATGGTCCGTTTTCGGCGGGAGATTGTCTTCCTGGTGCAACCGCCGCATGCATAAATTGTGATTTACCATCGTTAACTACTTCGGCAATGAAACAAGATATTACTGCTCAGGTTGCTGCAAGAGGGATTGCCGACTACAATAGACTTTTTTCTGGTTATGATATATTATCATCATCTACAGAACCTAATGACGTTAATAAAACAACAATATATAATCCTGAATTTGCGTTGTATCATGCACCACAACCATTTCTATTTGCGGCTTGGGATAATAGTGGTAAAGACCCAAGAAGTTGGGCGTTTCCTATAACCGCAACTTTTCCTCAAAAATTAAATGAATTTAACACAAGAGATAAATATTTTGATTCTTATGGTGGTGCAAATAGAATAAAAAGTTTTGTTAACCCATCTTTAAATGGTAATACTTTTTTTGAAGATCAAATAATAGTTCTTTTAGCTAATCCAGGAACTAAAGATCAAATGCAAGTTGGTAAACCAATTAGTTTTAATGACCCAACACAATCCAATGGAAATGTTAATATTACGGGAGCTACATTAAATGAATTAGGTAATAACTCAATTACGGGTACAACAACAACAGGTCAAACATCAATATCCGTTACTTATGCGAACCCTTTAAATATTAATGATACGTCTGGAAATACAATACCTTTTATAATTACCCAAACACCAATTTCAAACATTCCGTCATCAATTAGTGGTGATGAAGTTGTGGATCTTCAATACCCTACCGATGTGGAATATTATCAGATGATAACAGGTATGACCGTTTCTGAATTTCAGGCAATCTGTGGTAATAGTAGTAACTCTGGTACATTTCCTACAAGTTCATTTTTAAAACATAGAATCCAATTTATATATTGTTGTGAGGGTACTTATAATACTTATGATGCGGGACAAGCTTTAGATCAAATGACTAACTATGCTGATTTTGAAATTATAATTTTAAATAGGGGTGTTGATGTTCATACCGCAACACAAAAAATAAAATACGATTTATCAAGAATATTTGGTAAATCGTATGGTAATGTTATAACACCTGAGGGAGATTATTTTTTAAATGTCCCCATACAACCAACAGGATTAAAACCTGCTAGTCATAACACCACAACAAACTCAACCACTAATCTTTATTTCCCATCATATAATTTTGATATAGGACCTGCGGATGGATCTAACCCTAATTATACTGCTTTTACCTCAAACTATCCTTATTATTATTTATCTACGGATGATCTTAGTGTTGCTGATTACCAACCAGTTAGTGTATGGCAATTTATTGGATCTTCTTCATTAACTAATACTCCAAGAACGATATTACAATCAAGTAACTATACGATACCGGCTTTTTTACCATCGTACATTGGGGGTGGTACATTTTTAGGGAAAAAAAGTAATGCTGGTTACCTTAGTTGTGGTAGTGAAAGTCAAAATGCAAACACTCCTAATGATGGAAAAGAAGCTAAGGGTCAATTAGGTGATGTACCATCAAACCAATTATCTGTGTTATATTCACCGGCATATTATAGATATACTACATTATCTGGTGTTAATTTTAATGATAAAACTAAAATGGTAATGAGAAGTGACCGATTACCAACATCTACAAAAACTGAAGATGGACTTACCGACTCAAAAACAGGTTATGCGGTACACCAAAATAATAATTTTACATTTTATACTTCCGATGGCACTCCAGGCACATCAGGGTCAGGTATGTCACTTGAGATATCGGGAGAACAATATGATAGTCCTACACAAACTTTTGATTGTGATACTATGGTATCATTACAATGTTATCAGGGATCTGGTAATGATGTGTCTATTATACCTGCAGATCAATGTATTGTTCCAGAAGGTAGAGTTAAAAATGGGTGTTATTGTCTACTAAATAAAAAATATTTAGTTGAATATGGTGAAGATGTGACATTATTTTTAGAGTGGAAAACAAGATTTACAATTACCTTTGCCGCTTGTCGTGGTGTATTTGCTCAAACATTTCAAAACAATTGGATAAATGGAGTTTTATATATGTTCTCATTTAATAAAACCACAACATATGCGGCCTTGTCTACTATACCAACATATAATTTTTGTGATGATGTTATTGTTTTTAATGAATTAACTAATGGTTTCTATTATAGATCTTCACCATGGAAACAAAGTACACAAGAATTCATCGGGAAAAACAAACCTTTGGTTAATCCAAACTGGCCATCATCAATAGTTGATGGATATCCTGGATTAGGTTATAATGAAAAACAAATTCAATTTCCAACAACAATTGCTGATTTAGGACCTAGAGATGAGTTTATTACTGAGATATGTAATAGTTCAAATTTTAATGGTTATATGGTTGATCAAGTTAAATCTACTTCTTATCAAGACACATCAGATATAATCCAAATTGGATTTTTATCTAGATTGTTAAATGATACATTTAGACAATCAATCTTACCTATTGCGGTAGGTGGTGGTAGTACCGAAGGTAAGGGTATTATCCAATTCTTTAATAGCACTAGAGAGGCGGATAGAATAGATGGTGATTTTGCTCAAGCATTATCAATAAATTCTGAATGGAAAATTAACCCATTTATTTTTGAAAATTACCCTAATCCAAGCTCAATATATTTTGGTAATGATAACTCAGTGCCACCAAGACCTGTATTTGGAATATTCTTTGAAACCCCAACTGATGAATATAAATATAGAAGAAGGTTTACTCCTGGTATTGAAACATATAGTCAATCACCATTAATAGAAGATTACTATGGTTTTCCAAAAACACAAGATGTTCCTCATTATAAATGGATGATAAATCCATCACCAAATATATTTGGGTCTGAAAATAATAATTGGAATACGTATTCACCTTTCTTTCATAAAGGGTATCAAAATTTAGATTTTAATATTGACCCATATTTTGGATCTTCAACCACTAAATTAGGTATCATAACTAATTTTGATAATGGTCAACCATTACCAACACCACAAGTCACAAATAAAGTTTTAGTTGGAGCTCCATTCCATTTTTATTTTGGGTTAAATAATGGTAAAACTGCAATTGATAAGTTTGTTAAATTATACGTAAATGCCGAAGGATAAAATGATAGACAACCCAACAAATATTGTATTAGGTAGTTTAAGATATAAAGGATCAAGTAATACCAATCTTTTTATTGATCTTCCATTGGAACAAACTGAAAAAGAAATAGTTGAATTTGATAGAAACGTTGATTTAAGTTTACAACAGGTTTTTGATGATGAAAGACAATCATCAACAATTTTTAGACCTGTAACTAAATACACTTTTATATTTAAAAATGAATACACTGGATCAACAACCTATGTTCCATATAGAGATAATTTGTATTACACAAATGCGCTTAATAACGCAATATTTTACGCCACAAATCCTAACACCCCTTGGGAAGGTTACCCCCAATATTCTGAATTTGATTTTATTAGAGTTGACAATAATGTGGTAGGATATACTCAACCACCAAATAACCATGTAACATTTATAAATAAAAGTGCATCAACTTATAATTGGACTCATTATATGAGTTATGCGTATGGTAACGATTATACAAAACCATTATTTGCAATTGATAGTGAAACTACCGCATCTTGGTTTTGGGCGGCATCTGATGGAATACCATTTACAATAACATCAGGTAGTGATGACAATGCTAATTATATTACATTTAAATGTCCTATGAAACATGGGTTATTAACAGGAGAATTTGTTGAATTGCCATTTAATTATAATGGTGAAACTATTTTTCAAGTTAATGGACTTGGTGATGATGGGTTTGGTAGTGAAGAATATATTTTTAAAATTTATAATGTTGGTTTTACTGGTACCACGTTCCAAAATGGAACCTCAAGTACATTTAAACGTATAATTAATAAAAGTAATAGTGGAGAAACAATGTCAGAATATTATGTTAGAAAACATAAAATTTTAACTAATTCAGAATGTGCTTTATTAATAAAGGCGGGATTTGAACAAAATATATTTGAATCAAAATCAAAATTTGAAAAAGATATTATAACTCCAAATAACACAAATAGGGTTTCAGTAAAAGAAGGTAATCAATCATATACTTTATCGTTTAATTGTGATATTGATATTAAACCACTACGTGATAATCAAAATAGACCCATATCTGAATTGTATTTCACTACATTATGGAAAGGTTATTTTGGATGGACTAAAGGTATGAAACAAGGGTGGGAGTTTAATCAACCATTAGATAATAGTTTACCAAATTCTTGGTGGGATCAAGGTAATTTTCTTTCAAATACAAACATAACTCAAGGACAATATGATTCAAATACATTCCCACCTGTTGGCCCGTTTTATTATAATGAAGATTTAGTGACGGGAGATACAATTGATGGGGATTTTTGTGAATGGAATGATTACGAACAAACGGAGAGGGTAATTTCAAAATATAATCATAAAATAATTTTTAATAATTTAAAATTTAATATTGAAACTGACGCTCAACCATCTAATCAATTTGGGTATTATTATTACCCCCATAGTCCAATTGTTATAAGTGAATATTCCGACTATATTGAAGAGGCCGACTCTAATTTAATATTAGATATTCCTGATTATGCATTTTATTCTAATTTATCAAATAGTTTCAGATGGAGAGACTTATATACTTATGGTTATATAGATAGTAATGGTATTGGCGTTAACTATCCATTTATGAATGGTAAACATTATCCATATGTTAATACTATTTTTAGATTAACACCAGAAGGAATAGGAGTACAAAACATAAACGTTATTGCAGAACCTATAGTTGATGAGTGTGAATAAAATTAAAATAATAAGACCAACCACAAATAATTATGTGGATATTCCCATTGAAATGAAATGGGATTTTGCGGGTCATGATGATAGTATTTTGGAATACCAAAAAGAGATGGTTAAGGAAATTATTGGATCACCAAATGACTTTGAGATTAGTCGTTTTTCACATAATTCTGATATTGATAGTAACACAGATATAAATTATGAATTTTATTTTTATGATAATGTATCACCAATAACTGCAACTACAGTTAATCAAACAAATTGGGGAATATCTTATATAAATGAAGGTTTTACAAATGAGGAGGTATACTATTATGGTAAACCTTTTACTAAATCATTCTTTAAAATGGATTTTTATGATACAACAGATGAAAAAACCCAACAAATTTATTTCACAATAATATTGCCTGTACAACAAGGTGAATTTATGAGTGTAAGTTTAAACGCATTATTACCAAACGTAGATATTAGAAAACCTAAATTCAAATTGGATTATATTGGAGATAAAGAAGGGTTTTTTATTTATTGGTTAAGGGAAAGAAACTTTTACGATATAAATAAATTTTATATGTCATCTAAATTTTTTGATGCAAAATTAGGCGTGTATGTTGTAATGACTAATACACCACAACCATTAATAACCCCAAATAAGTTTAATTTTTTACCCCAAGACTATTTTTATTACAAAGTAAACTTAGATTATAATAACAAGACATATGAAGTGTCATCTACCTCAACAACATTAAGAGTTGGTGAGGCATTGACACCAATAAAATGGTATGAATACGTAAACCCATAATGGAAGAACAAAAATATTACTTTAAAATATCTCCTGAAAACATTTACGGGGATCTTAGATTGGTTCAGTACACCGGTGGTACCGATGTATATGATACTACAGATCCTTGTTGCCCTATATTAACGGGGGAAACAAGTGTAACTGGTGTTGATAACATTGGAGTTTATACAGGTATGACTTATGTGTTGTCGGGTGGTACAAACGGTGATTCACTTTTAACGGGATTAACTATATCATTATTATTTACTGAAACCGCAGTTGATATGGGGTATTATTCGGTTTTTGATGGTGCGGTTTTACAAAAAGATGTTATTAATAATTTCTTGTTTTCTGGAACAACAGGTAGTCCTTATACGTATTCTTTTTATAATACTTCGGACACCGAATTTATAAAATTCTTATCGTTAGTAACTTATGTTATTGATTGGGGTGATGGTTCACCACTAGCAACGATTACAAATACTTTACCAATTTCACATAACTACCCAACTTCAAATAGTGAATATACTGTAACTATGACGGCTAATTCACCATGGGGGATTTCAAAAATAACAAAAACAATTACCACACCATTTGATAATGTGACCATCTCAAACCCTAATGGTACTGCAACATTTACACCGGCTGGTGGTAATTGGACAGGAACATCATTCAATTATGATTACATTTTTAGTGGAGATTCAAATACAGACATAAATGATTTCTTCAGTTACAATTATACAACCATACCATTTTTAATATCGGGATATACGGAATCAACTATAAATGATTTAGCTCAATATGGACCAAAGGATAATCTTTATGGTGGTAAATTTAAGTTAGGTATTCAAATAACTGGAACTACAGGTAGTGTTGGTACTGTATGGGGGCCTGATCCAAATGGATTATATACCGCATATACAATAAATCAAATTGATTATTTTGATTATGAAGATTTTACACTTTTTATGGTGTATTCATCGGGATTTACTCAAAATGATTTAATAATGACTGGATTAACTAAAAACGAAGCATTAATAAATGTTATTGATCAACCTGAAGTTCAAAGTAATGTTTTTATTGAAAGAGGTAAAAACTCTGCCTTAGAATATATTGAAAGGATAGGTGAGGTTGATAATGTTGGGGACTTAGAAAAATACGGGTATGGATTTTTTAATGTTAAAAAAGACCTTAGTTAAGTATTTATTAGGTAAGGAAAAATAAACTAAATATAAATTAAATTCTTGTGGCTACAGGTAATTACGGAACAATAAGAAGTGCGGACGTTAGTCCTGATGACGTAGAGATCATCTTGAATTATACGCCATCAAGGGATGAAACAGATAACTTTGTTTTAACTAAATTAGATGCAAAATCTATTTTAAGACCATATTTTCACAATGCAACAACTGGTGGTAATTCAGGTGTTGAAATTTTAGGTGGTTTATATAACTTAAAATTACCAGCTGATCAATTTAATAAATTGGGTATATATACATTGTATATTAGACCGGCAGAAATTAGAACTAAAATAACGGATTGTGGTGTTCTATCTTCATTACCTAATGTTAAAGGTATTGTTATTGACTTAAATAATGTTCCATCACAATATAGAAATAAATTTGTTAATCAAGGTTTAATTGGTTTTAGAGTTGAATACTTAAATTCTGATGGAACTAAAATTCCTAATTTTTTTAGAATTATAACTTCATCATTTTATTGTGAACCTGTTATACAAAATTTAACAAATACATCACAAAAGGCTATTAGATATAGATATGTGGAAAGTACATCAAACTTACTTTTCTGTACACTTTCACCATCATCTTCTCCAACTAATAAACCAAGTGCCACACCATTTATTGGACAACCTGATCAGAATATTATTATAACTAATACATTTTTTAATCCTATAACTACAGAAGTTGAAATCGTAGAACACGATATATCAACATTGGCAATTGCCCTTTATGGTAATCAAACCAAATCTATTGATGATGGTATTTACACAATCTATGATAGCGCTAATAACATTTACAAACAATACAACTTATTTGAGGTACGTGATCAGTTTAATGAATTATTATATGAGGTTAGACAAGATAGAAATAACAATATTGATTTTAGTAAAAGTTTTAACAACATAGTATAAAATGGCGGTAAAAAAATATACGTGTCCACCTCAGTCTCCAAGCGGTCAAGGGACATTTTCTGACAACTTAGTTGGTTTACAACTTGTTGATGGGGGAGGGTTTACACAAGCAAATTTTGAATTTACCACATCAATTACCGAAAAACAAAATAGAAACTTTTCAATAGGGTCATTTTCAGAACCTATATCTTTAGATACGTTAAATATTGAAAGTGTTACCGAATCAAGAGTAATACAAGCGAATAACTTTAAAGTTTATCCTAATTTTGATTTATCTCAAGTTACTAACTTTACATTATATGGTTCTTTAGTTAAAAGAATCTCTACTTCTATTTTACATATTATTAATTTCTTTCCTGGTGCATTAGAAATTACATCAGTTTTACCAAATTATAGTACAAGTGAAACTGCAACAAACATTCTGTATGATTCGGTTGAGGATGAAACAACATTTGATGTCTATATAAGTTCTTTAAGAAACCCATTTGATATTGATTATAGTTCAAATGCCAATAGAAACTTTGAACTACTTGAAATTGAAGTTTCATCTTTAAGGAATTTTACGGTAAATTACCCAAAATATTCATTGTTTATAAATGGAGGTGAATATCCTTTTATATTCTATAGTCCTTCTAATAATACATCCACTACATTAAGTTTTGTTGTTAAAGGTAACCCATTCTCAGGTAATTCTATATCTTATGATTCGTTAGTTATTAGACCTAACGATATATACGTCAATAAAACATTCAATGAGGCAATGGATGAGGTTGAACAATTTTTGTTAAACAGGTCTATTACTCCGATATATACATCAACATTTACAGTTCCAAAAGAAAATGAAGATGGAACAATTTATTTAACAACCCAAGCAATCACATTTCCTAAAAATGGTCAATGGAATTTAGATATATCATCATTAGCGTTTGATAACTATCTTACTACTTTAAATGAATTTGCCGCTAACTTAGATTTATATCGTACTAATTTAATATCACGTTTTTTAACAACAGGTGCTATTAAAGAATTTGATACTCCTGATCAAAAAATAGAGAAAGTATTACAGATATATGGTAGGAGTTTTGATGAAACAAAAAAGTTTATATCGGCATTATCAAACATGAATAATGTTAATTACAATATCAAAAATGATATACCGTCTCAGTTGTTAAAAAATTTAGCGATGACATTAGGGTGGGATCCAAATATCTCACCAATTACAAATGATCAATTGTTAGATTCTGTATTTAGCCCTGGAAGTAATAATTTTAGTGGTTTGTCGGTTGGTATGACACCTGAGGAACTTAACTACCAATATTATAGAAACTTAGTTTTAAATTCGGCATACCTTTTTAAATCTAAAGGTACAAGAAAATCTATTGAAATATTATTAAGATTAATTGGAGCTCCAGAAGCTTTAATTGAATTTAATGAATATATCTACATTGCGGATCAAAAAATAAATATTGAGGAGTTTAATGGTCAATACGCTCAATTATCAGGGGGAACATATACTCAACAATTACCTGTTTTAGATACAACGGATGTATACTCAATACATGGGCAACAATTTACAGGATTTACAACAACAAGTATTATAAGTGATGTAAATGTTTACCCTGAAGATTATCCAATAGATGAGTTTGGTTATCCAATGATGCCAACAACAAGTGATTCTTACTACTTCCAAATTGGAGGAGGTTGGTTTGAATCTACACCACAACATAGGATGCCGGAACAAGTAGATACTACGAATAGTGTTTTTACAGGTGCTAACCCTAATTACCAAACGACATTATTACCATTTAACTATGGTGAAGAATATCTACAAAGATATAGAACTTTCCCTTATATGAATTTGGGTTATAAATTACGTAGAATAGTTGATAATAAGAAAAGTTGGACAGATACTCAAACTGGTTTAAGAACTAATTTTGATGGAAACTTCAACGCATATTATCCTGTTAATAGTGATAAATTAGTTATAAATGTTAAGAATGTTGACATATTTATGAATCCGGCTCAAGGGTTGGTTTATGATGTGTGGACTATGTCAAGACAATATAATTACCCAATACCTAATCAAGGGTTAAACTATGTTGAACCAACACGTTGTAATCCAACACCAAATACTCCATACCCGCAAAGGGGTGGAATTGATTGGACGGTAATCAGCCCAAAACCAAAAGAAAAAACATTTTTTGAATTTGCTCAAACTTTTTGGCATAATACAATTAATGTTAGAAATAGACAATTTATTACCGATGGTAAGACAGGTGGGTACCCAACCCTTCAATCTATCTATTGGAAATACTTAGAATCAGGTCAGGCAATTAATGTCCCTAACGATAATTTTACATATCAAACAATGATTGATTATGTTAATGGTTTGGGTACTTATTGGATAAAATTAATTGAACAAATGGTTCCTGCAACCACAATATGGAATACAGGTACCAAATTAGAAAACTCAATTTTCCATAGACAAAAGTTTGTATGGAGAAGACAAATGGGTTGTCAACTTGTTCTTGTTCCATGTAAACCTTGTTATGCTATCGGACAATTAATACCTGTTGATTGCCCAAGACAAGCTATTGAATGTCCTATTTATCCTTGGGGATCTAGTCCAAATGTTAATTCATTTGGGGTTGTTTTAGGGGATGTTTTAACAACATATTTAAATGATAATGGTTATGATTTAAATAATGATTGTTTAATTAATAGTATAGCATCTGAATGGTATGTTGATGTAAGATTAAATGGTATTCAAATTGTGGATTACAAGTTCTTTGATGGTAATGGATATGCCGTTAGTGGAACAAGTTTCCCAACTCAAGTGAATTGGTTAAACGCCCTTTATGATTCACTACCACAAATGATTAATGAAGGTTTATCATATAATATTGACGAAACAACAAATATCGTTACTATATATAATAATACTTGTAATACTTGTGAATTATTTAGTAACCAAAGTAATTTGGAATTAAATGTTGGGATAAATTTTCAAATAATATGTAATCAATAATGGGTATTATAAATATAAATCAATTTAATATAACAGGAGATTGTACAAATCAAGGGTTAGGTGTTGTAACTTTTACTGTAACTGGTGATAGTCCTGATTGGTTAGTTATTGAAAGTCCTACCGCTAACCTTAATTTACCCACATCTGGATTAACAACAACAATAATTGATGTAGGGCCACCAATAATATATAATAATGTCTATTATTATTCAGGTTTAAGTGCGGGTAGTTATTTTTTACAAGTATATGACTCAACATATAGTAATTATGAGGTTGTAAATTTTAATATATCACCAGGAACCTGCGTATCAATTGAAACTACAAACACTACTTGTGGTTTTGATAACGGAGGCATAACCGCAACAACAGAATATTATTATGGTGGTGGTATGGGATCTACTTTTGCTTTATATGATATTGATAATAATTTTATTTCAAGTGGAAGTTCAACAAATACTGAATATGTTTTTCCTCCTGTTTCTGCTGGAACTTATTATGTTGTTGCGGATGATGGGGGTGGTTGTACAGGTAAATCCGCGTCTTGTATTGTAACAAACTCAATACCTTTTGATTATGGTTATTATGTTGTAAATGATGGAAGTTGTATAAATAATGATGGTAGTGGTAAAATATTTTTAACAGGTTTATCTGATCCAAGTTTATACACAGTTAATTGGTTAACAAGTGTTAATGGACAAACTGGGACAACGGTAACAGGTTTAACTGCAGGTTTATATAACGTACAAGTCACAAATAATGATGGTTGTACTCTAAGTAAAATAATAACTGTTACTGGTGTAGACCCATTGGGTATTGGTGGTTTTATGACATATCCACCAAGTTGTTTCACTAATGATGGTGAAATAAACATAATTGTAACAGGTGGAACCGCGCCATATTATATTGGATGTTCTAATGGTGATAGCGCAATAATATTTAATAATGAGTATACTTTTACAGGTTTATTTTCGGGGACATACAATTTTAACATAATAGATGCCGGAGTATGTACTGTATCGGGAACAACGTCTATCAACACGGCTAATAGTTTTCAAGTATTAAGTATTAATACCACAAATTCAATTTGTAATAATAATTCGGGATCGGTAAATATTACTTTAATTGGGTCAGGATATTACACATATATTTTAACAGATTCATTAAATGATACAACAACTTTTGGACCTACTAATAATATAGTACAAGATTTTGATACATTATCTTCAGGTGATTATGATTTGGTAATAACTGATGGTGTATGTACATATGAAACTACAATTACAATTGATAATACTGAACTATTTACAATTTCGGCTATTACTCAAAATACTACTTGTGGGTTAAGTAATGGGTCAATACAATTATTAGCAAGTAGTGGTGGGACATTACCTTATAGTTATCAGATTACAGGATTTCCACCATCCCCAATGTCAACATTTAATAATCTATCTCCTGGAAATTATACTGCCACAGTTACAGATCTTGCAGGTTGTAGTCAGACATTAGATTTATATATTAACGATTCATATGGTGTATTATTTGACTTAGTTGTGACTCAACCAACATGCGGGAATAATGGTGAAATATCAACCTTAATATATGAGGGCAACCCAACATTTACCTATAATTGGAGTCCAAATGTTAATGGTCAAACTGGAACAACTGTAACATCATTAAGTGGTGGAACATATAGTTTGGAAATAATTGATTCAAGTGGATGTACAAGTACTGAAACCGTTGTTTTAAATGGGACTAATGTACAAGTAAGTTATCAAACATATAATATATGTAATGATAATTTCCAAAATACAGGAATACTTGGTAAAAGAAGTATACAACAAATGTTTGCTGAAGGTTTTAGTGATTTAACATATGATGATACTGGATGTATTATTGTTAGTGCAAATTTTATTGCCGACATTACTGTTGATGGAGAAAATACTCAACAATCATTCTACGTTTCTTCAGGATTAACTGATTATCCATCTGACTATGAGTGGGGTCAAGCAATTACTGAAACTTTAGAAAGTTATAGTGGTATAAGTAAAGTTGAAATTAATTACTCACTTAATCAAATTAAAATATATAATAAATGTGTTGAAATAGATGGGTGTTTACCTGAAACCATTTATTATCTATCTGATGCAAATATTGTGATCAATTTAAAATTGGAATATAATATTTCTTGTTATCAATGTATTGTAACACCAACACCAACGCCAACACAAACTACAACACAAACATTAACGCCAACACAAACGCCAACACAAACGGTAACACAAACATTAACGCCAACACAAACATTAACGCCAACACAAACATTAACACCAACACCAGGATTATCGCCAACACCAACTCCTACTCAAACATTAACTCAAACGTTAACACCAACTGAGACTCCAACTAATACACCTACTCAAACACCAACAGAAACTCCTACATTAACACCAACTAATACCCCTACGTTAACTGTAACTAATACTCCTACTCAAACATTAACTCAAACTTTAACTTCTACGCCAACTGAAACCCCTACTCAAACGCCAACTGAAACCCCTACTTCAACACCTACATTAACGCCAACTGAGACCCCTACATTAACGCCAACTGAGACGCCAACTAATACTCCTACATTAACTCAAACATTAACACCGACACCTACTCAAACATTAACTCAAACTGAGACCCCTACTTCAACACCTACTCAAACGCCAACAGAAACACCTACATTAACGCCAACAGAGACGCCAACTAATACTCCTACATTAACTCAAACATTAACACCAACTGAAAGTCCAACAAATACTCCTACTCAAACACCAACTCCAACACCAACACCAACACAATTTAGTCAAATTAAATGTAATGAAGGAACTATACCAAAGGACGTCGTATACTCATATTACTCATGTTGTTACCCTTACGGACAAATAAGTGGAACAACTGGAGGAAGTCCGATAACTGTATGTTATAACTCTTATTCTGCTACTACAAATGTTACCATAGTTTCACCTGAAGTAATATGTGATACATCAGGATTAACTAGTTGTTGTGAAATTCAATTGGGTTACAGTCTACTTATTCCATCCCCACCTTGTAATGTAGGTTCTTTAACGACATACTATATAAGTAGCTCTTGTCTTGCAACTAGTTGTGATTTGAGTGGTGCGTTTGCAATATACACAGATGAATATTGTACTATACTCGCAGATGACGGGACTTATTCAGATAATAGTAACTATGGTTCACAAAATAGTGGAGTTTTTACTTTTAATGGACCATGTTAAAAATATAATTAAATATTTATAATGGAGTAATTTCATTATCAAAACCTTATTAAAATAAAATTCACTTTTATATATTATATAATATATTTTAATATATGGAAAATATTCTTTTTGTAACCGCACAACCTGACGTACCTTATTTTCATTGGCAAGTAAAATTATATACACATAATTTTATTGAGAAAGGAATTAAACCTTGTCAGATCCATGTTATTTTTGGTTTACAAAAAAAACAACAACCATCAAAAGGAGCATTAGAATTATGTGATTATGGGTATAATGTTCATTTCTACGATGACGACAGAGATAAAAAATCTTATATACCAAGTATTAAACCATATTTAATTTACCAATGGCTAAAAGAATATCCCGAAAACGGGAAGTTATTTTTTTTACACGATTCTGATATTATATTCAATAGATTACCTGATTTTGATAAATTATTAAATGATAATATTTCTTATTTATCTGATACAATAGGGTATATTGGTTACAACTACATTAAAGATTGTTGTGATAGATATGAGAAACAACACCCATCATCAAACAAAGAACAATTATTTCAAGAAATGGCCGACATAATTGGAATTGATGTTGATTTAATTAAACAAAACCAAGAAAATTCGGGTGGAGGTCAATACCTAATCAAAAATACGGATCCACTATTATGGGCTAAGATTTATGATGATTGTACACCATTATATAACCAAATGTTAGATTATCAAAAAAGATTTCCAATTAACCCTGGTCAAATACAATTTTGGACTGCAGAAATGTGGTCATTATTATGGAATATGTGGAATTCTGGATATAAGACAAAAATAACAAATGAATTTGATTTTTCTTGGGCAACTGATGATATTGATATTTATAATGAAAAACCAATATTACATATGGCAGGTGTAACTGATAATTTAAAAACTACAAAATTTTATAAGGGAGATTTTATAAACAGGAATCCGATTGAGGATTTAATAAATGATAATAATTTCTTTAATTATGTGGATAAAAATAGTTCCACAATTAAATATATTGAAGTAATGAAGTCATTTTTGGAAAAAAATAAATAACTGATTATTTATTAGTAATGGCAACTAAACCGATATCAATTAAACCTGCAAATGAATGTGAAGTATTAACTCTATTTCCAATGGTGTTAATATGTAATAATACAAATCCAAGTACATTAGAATCGTGTGATGGGTCAATTAGCCTTATGGTTAGTGGTGGTACACCACCATATGAAATTAATTGGGAACAAGGTGGATATGGACAAACAATAGATAATCTTACTTATGGTGATTATCCCGTAACTGTGGTTGATTCTTATGGTGATTTTACGGCAACTACAATATGTAGTTTAATTCCTGAGACAACAACAACTTCTACAAGTACCACAACAACAACTACTTTACCTGCTTATAGTGGTTTATGTATGAATATTATTGATACAATTGGAGCTAATTCTGAAATACATCAATTTTTATTTAATGGATATTTAAATGGTATGCCTACTTGGATATCTGATGATAATTTATATAACATATATTGGAGTACAGGAACAACAAGCCAATGGTTAGTTGATGGATGGACTAATGGTATTATATATAATTCAAATACATCTACACCTCCATTAACGGGATGGCAATTTTTAGGTGGGGATTGTTTAGGGTCATATATAATTACTGTATTGGAAGGAGATTGTGTAAATAATGTTATAATAAATTTATCTATAAATGTTAATTCCCCAACCTGTGGTAATAATGGTAGTATTATTGTTACGGCAAATGGAGGATCACCAGCTTACCAATATTCAATTAATGGTGGAACAACTTATCAGTCTAGTCCAGTATTTACTAATCTATTACAAGGTATATATGTTGTTAAGGTTAAAGATTCAAATAATATAACAACAACACAAACTGTTACATTATTAGCTCCACCTCCTAATCAAACATATCAATTAAAATTAACTTTAACTGGACCTAATTCATTTGATATAACTGTAAACCCAACATTACCTAGTGGAGCTTATATTACTTTTGATTTAAAACATAATAGTGTATTTAAAGTGGCACCTTCACCAACCGCCGCTTTATATGATAATATAGTTACTGTTAATGTTAATGGTTCTCCAATAGCAACACCATCGCCTATGTTAAGTACAAGTACTACGTTTAATCCTTGTAATTCTGGATCAATATATAATAATACAAATGTCACTACTTGGAATACCTTATTATTTAATTCAACAACAATAATAAATGGTAGTTTTACAAATACTATAAACCCAATAACACCTTTAGTTACCTGTTATTCAGTTAACGGGACAACTAAATTATTTATGACAAATGTTATATTAAATAATTGTAATTGTTGTAATGTTACAATTATAAATCCATCATAATAAAATTGAGTAATAAACTATTTATTGATTAAATGAGTTATATATTAAAAAATACATCAGGGTTGGTTAGTACTAGAATTACTGACACCGGAAGGTTAAAATTATCACAAGGTAATTTTAATATATCCTATTTCCAAATTGGAGATAGTGAAGTGTCATATAATGAATTACCAAACACTTATAATCAATCAAATAGTGTTGTTTTAGAACCAAGTTTTAATAGTCAAAATAATGCTGGATCTCCTGAATCAAACAAACAAAATATTAAATACCCATATTATGTTGATGACAATAATATTAATACATATGGTATACCATTTATGGATTCTGTTATTGAACCTGTTTATAATAGAGCCCCACTAAGAGGATTTTTCACAGGTAATACAACTGCATCAACAATTAATTATAGTGCATTTACTGGGTCAAAATATGTTGTCACATCCAATTATATTGTTGATATGTCAACATTAGATGGGTCAAATCAAATAACAATTATTCAAGACATATGTGACCCAACAAATACCAATAAACCTGGTGTTGGAGATTTTATTACAATATATTATGATGGTTTAGCAAAGTATGATTGTTCTTGTGTTAATTTACCGACACCAACACCAACGGCAACAATAGGTACTACACCAACATTAACTAATACTCCCACTGTGTCAAATACTAATCTTGACCCGTGTGCGTCACCAACACCAACTCCAACTCCATCGGCAACACCTTGTTTGACACCATCAAACAAACCTGTTTGTCCTATACCACCTGATCCATCATGTGTTAAACCTGTTCACTCATGTTTTCCTATCTTAACTTATAGAATTATTGATATTTGTGAGAACAATGTGACTTTGGATAGACCAACACCAAATTATATTGGTTTAAGTACGTATTGTTTTGGTAGAGTATTGGTATATCCACCGAATATGACAACAATATATGATAGTATCACACCTAGACCACATTGGAATGATGATGTTATTAATTTTGAGTCAATTTGTGATATTGATCAGTTTGATGTGAAAGTATGGAATATGAATATTCCGTGGACTGAAAGTCCTGCAGGATTAAGATCTACTGAGTATGAAGATTATACGTATTTTGGTTCTATTGATTATATTGGTAGTAAAGAATATTTTGGATATAATTCTACATCAGGACAGACTGATACAAGTTATGTGTATTATTATAACTCATTTGATGAAATTGTTCAGGTTAAACCTGAGGAACAGAAGGCAATTGCAATTATACATTATACAAATCAAACTATAGATTTCTTCTATGGTGAGAAATTTGCGTTAGAACCGTATAACAATTCAAACCCTGATGATACAACAGGACAAGCAAGAAACTTTAAATTACATATGCCAACATTAATGTGGCATAAAAATCCTGAGTGTTGTTATGGTCAAACATTTTGGGTTGATCCTCCGGGATTTGATGGAAAAGATTTATTCCAAGTTCAATATATTAAGTCAACTAAGAATACTGATATGAATCAACCTGGTATTCGTTATTATCACTTGTGGGACACTAATGCAAATGCAGATGGATTACCAAGTAGAGTTGGTAAAGTATTCCCTGATAGTAAATTAATTATTATTGATGATGAGGAAATTATTGCGGCGTTATCATACAAGTCAAATAGAAACTGGACGTTAACGGCACCACAGGTGTCTTTAATAACTCCTAACACTTGTGGTTTAACTACCGCAACTACTGAAGGTATTTTAACAGGTAGTAGTGAAACTATGTTTGTTACTTATAGATTAAGTAATCCTTACAATTTTACTAATTCACTACATTCTAACTATTATTCTAAAATAACTGGTAATAATAATGATTGTAATCCTGACACATCTAAAAATGTGGCGGTTAGATTTGGTGCCGAGTTTAAATGTTTAACACAACCTGGATATAGTCCGATAACAACAACTACCACATATCCTTTATTAACAACGACTACAACTTATTTACCATTAACAACTACCACAACAACACATTGTCCAATTACTTGTGATACACCTAATGGATTCTTTGCAACTAACTTCCAAGTAATAGCACAAAAAGTGGTAACAGGACAAAGACCTGATCCATCTAAATGGAAAGTTATTGACTACACTAGTTCGTTATCAACAACAACAATAAATGGGTATATAACTGAAGAAGGTTTAACTGGAACAACATTTGTTATTACTCCTGATCTTTATAATAATGCACCATATTATAATCTTAATAATTTCATTCCATTAACACCACTTGGTACTACCACACCTAATCTTAATTTTGGTGATGAGTACTTTTTCTACGGAGCATTTGAAAGTGATATACAGGCAACAATTTATGAGATGAGGTATAAAGTAAATTTAAGTTTTGCTGAATTTCAAACCACAACAAATCCTACATGGAAAAAAGGATCTAATTCTTATGTCACTGAGATTGCGTTACTTGATAGTAATAAAGATGTTATGGTTGTTTCTAAGATGCAATCACCTGTGTTAAGACAAGGTATACAACAGTTCGTAGTTAAGTTAGATTTGTAAAAAACTTTAGTTTTAACATCTTACTATTATATTATAATAAAACAATCTTTTTATGAGAACACCAATGAAAAACTCACCTAAAGTATTGGGATTAGACATCTCAACTAAAACAATAGGGTGGGCACTTTTTGATATTAAAACACAAGATTTATTAGAATTAACTCACGTATCTCCAAGACCTAAAAATAAAGATACTGATGAAAATAAGATGTTAGAATTAATATTAAAATCTGAAGTATTTAAAACTAAATTAGAGGATTATAAAAAATTAGGGATTGTAAGTGTTATTATTGAAGAACCATTATTAAACTCTAATAATGTTTATACAATCCAAACTTTATTAAGATTTAATACGTTAATATGTAAAACAATTTATGATGTTTTAGGTATCGTTCCTGAATTTATATCAACTTATAACTCAAGAAAATTTGCATTCCCTGAATTAGTTCAAGAAAACGATAAAAAGAAACACGTTTTATTTGGCGGACTTCCTAAGGACATTGATAAGAAAATGATCATATGGGAGTTGGTTGCAAAAAAAGAACCTCAGATCCAATGGCAATACACAAGAAACAATACTTTAAAGAAAGAAAACTTTGACCAAACAGATGCTTATGCTTGTGTGTTAGGTTATATGAGAAGTAAGGAAATTTGGAATTAATATCGTTTAATTTACCGATAATTTAGAATATCGTCTTTTTAGACGATATTTTTTTTGTCTTATATTTTTAACCACAAATACTATCCACTACATGGATATACTGCAATACATGCCGCACAACTATTTGTACCTACAAAAATAACTCCGGCACCAACGGGTGATCCAACAGATGTAGAAACTGTAGTCCAACAATTATTATTGTAAACTACTCTTTGACCCGCAATAGTTCCTGAAGGTAATATTAAAATAATATCCGGACTAGCCAAACAACAATCAGAAACTAACCATTTATCTCCACCTGTTTGAGTTAATGTTTGGGTAGGAGTAGGAGTTAAAGTTTTTGTTGGGGTTGGTGTTAATGTTTTTGTTGGGGTTGGTGTTAATGTTTGTGTTAATGTTTGAGTAGGAGTTTGTGTTAATGTTTGTGTTAATGTTTGAGTAGGAGTTTGTGTTAATGTTTGTGTGGGGGTAGATGTTAATGTTTGAGTAGGGGTAGGAGTTAATGTTTGCGTAGGGGTAGATGTTAATGTTTGTGTTAACGTTGGAGTTGGAGTTAACGTTGGTGTTGGTGTTGACGTTTTTGTTGGTGTAAGTGTTGGTGTGGACGTTAGTGTTGGTGTAGGAGTTAATGTTTGAGTAGGGGTAAGTGTTGGTGTCGGTGTAGGAATAATACATTCAGAACACGAACCTTCTGATTCAAGACCTAAAATATCTGTTAAAACTATAGTAGAAATTCCGGCAATATTATCAACAAAACCATCATAAATTATACAAGTTGATATACCATCAACAAATGATTGGTATACATATCCTTCATCTGGTGTATTACCTAAAGGATCTAAAACAACATCTGTTGTGTAATATAAAAATCCTGTGTAACATTCTTTAAATCTTTTACTACCTGAACATTTAATATATTCATCAAATGTGTTAAACACAACAGATCCATCAAAATTACAATTATATTGTGGTGATATAGTCGGTGTTGGTGTTGGTGTTTTTGTTGGTGTTGGTGTTGGTGTTAAAAAACTTACAACTACTGAAATTCCTACACCTCCACAAATTTCAGTTGCGGTTGGTGTTGGAGTTGGTGTTGGATCTGGTGTATTTGTAAGTGTTGGAGTAGGAGTTAAAGGTAACTCACAATCAAACGCAACCTCAAAAGATATTGGTTGACAATATTGTGTTGTTGTTGGTGTTGGAGTGGGACAAGCCCCATAGTTAAAAAAACTATTACATAAATTAGGGCAATGGTCAAAACAAGGAGACGCTCCAAATAATAAACAATCACCACCTAACGAATTTGATAAACACCAAGAATTTTCCGATGAAGAAAAAAATATGTAATATCCGTTATTTCCTGACCAATAATTATTAGAATTATATGTCCCCCCACTATAATAGTTATCATAATATGGTTCAACATCTACACAATAAGATATTGAGCATGATGAAGGTGTCAATGTTGGTGTTGACGTTAATGTTGGTGTTGGTGTTAATGTTGGAGTTGCCGTTGGTGTACATTCAGGACAATCACAACATACAATTTCCACGATACCACCTTTACTTGCATCATAATAATAGATATTATTACCATCACTAAAATATATATCCGCTGGAAAAGTGGTACCAGTACAAAATGGATCATAATATAGATCCCCACTTAATAGGTCTAAACTATCGCCATAAATTGCGGTGGGGTACGGGACAGGATGTGATGGTTCACATATATCATCTATACTATTACTTAACTTAAAAGAACCTAAAAGATTACACGCCATTATATATTAATATTTTCTATTATCACACAATCGTTATCATCAATTACTTTAACCACAAAATTTGTTAATGAGGAAAAAATTGATGGAATTATAAAAGAATACGGTAAATTACCACTATTGATGGTTGATACATATATACAAGTTGTGTATCCTGTATCACATACGTAAACATCATATGATGGTATTCCGGTTATTGAAGTAATTGTAATTTGCGTACTCATATATTTTTATTCTATTGTATAAATATAGTGGGAATGAAAAACTTGTGAAGTTGATTAACCGAATTAATTTACCTATATTACTAAAGATGGAAGAAAATGATGCGATTGTTGAATTATTGGAGGACCTTTTGGGTGACCACGGACTTCACTACCCCAATAAGGGTCAGATATCTTTCAATTGCCCTGTCTGTGATGATGATAGGAATAAACATAATTTAGAAATAAATTACGTAAATAATGTGTACAAATGTTGGTCTTGTGGTGATGTGGATGGAACTCACGGATCTTTGGGAAAACTTTTTGATAAGTACGGAAACAAGAAATTAAAGAAACTATATAATGTCTTAAAACCTGAGACGGTACAACCAAGACAAAAAAGAACAAAAAAATTAACACTTCCTGAAGGGTTCACGTTATTTACGGAGTCAAGTCCGGTATATCCAGTAAGAAGACAAGCATATAATTATTTAAAAAGTAGGGGAATAACAGATGAAATCATTAAGAAATATAATATTGGCTTTTGTGATCGTGGTAGTCATACAGGTCGTATTGTTGTACCATCATATGATGGTAAAGGAGAGTTAAATTATTATGTTGCCCGTAGTTGGGACACAAAAAGTAAATTTAAATATAAGAACCCTGAGGCAGAGAAAGACATAATAATCTTCAATGAAAGATTAATAGATTGGGATAAAGACATTTATTTAGTTGAGGGAGTATTTGATGGATTCTTCTTGGATAATTCAATTCCAATGTTAGGTAAACATATGTCGGAACTTTTATTTGAAAAAATATATATGAAATCTAAGGGGAATGTGATAATTGCTCTCGACGGTGATGCTTGGGATAACTCAATAAAACTATATCGTGAACTTAATGGTGGTGAGTTATATGAACGAATTAAGATTGTTCATTTACCTATGGACCAAGATGTATGTGATTTAAGAGGAAATATAAACGAATACTTCGTAAAATTAAAAGATTAATGGATTTAAAAAAAATATCTGAAGAGATCAGAGAAATCATATCAGAAAAACAAAAAGAGTTTCAATTAACATTTGAAGAGGACGCTCATAAATATACCATGTTAGACATAAATGGTAAATTAAGAGATGATTTTCCTTCTGTTTCTAAATTGATGAAATATTTCTATACGGAATTTGATTCTGAAGGAATTTCATTTAGAAAGGCGAATGGTGATCCTTATGAGCAACAACGATTGTTGGAGGAATGGGCTGCCGCTGGAACATATTCCACAAATATGGGTTCTCGTGTTCACTTCATATTAGAAAAACATACATTAGAAGAATTTGGTATTGGTAAAGAAGTAAGACAACCAATTTATGAATGTGATGCAGAACAGATAGTAAAAGGAGATACTATGGTTGTTGCTGGTAAACGATACATTGATTTACTTAAAGAACGTAATTGTATTTTACTTGATACGGAGATGGTTTTAGGTCACCCTGAATTAGGGTACACAGGACAACCCGATAAGGTATGGTTGATTATTGGTGTTAATGGTGATCTTGGTATTTTGATTACGGATTGGAAGACAAACAAACCTAAAAACTTTGAAAAGAATAATTACACAAAACCAATGAAAAGACCATTTGAGGATTTACCTGATAACGCTCTTGGTCACTATAACACACAATTACCATTCTATGGTAAACTATTATTAAAAATGTTGGAAGGGACAAAATATGAGAACATTAAATTGATGGGATGTATTGTTGTGTTATTAACTGAAGAAAGAGAATTTGTTGAACATAGAGTTGCAAAGAAAACAATTAACACAATTCTTGAAATGGATATGAAAAAGTATTTGACAAAATAAATAAATTAAACTATATTATAGTATGGAATCTACAATAACACCAATTTGGTACACCAACACTAGTTGGGACACCGAAACAATTAAAATAAACGTAAATTATATTATAAAATGATTGATGATAATATCATAAGACCCAAGATTAATCTTAGGGAACAACCAACTATCCTTTGCGAGGAGTGTGGATCAAAATTCTTCAAAGAAGTAACTATGTTGAAGAAAGTACCTAAATTGTTAACAGGAAGCCCGGAAGATACAATTGTACCATTCCCAACTTATATGTGTAATAGTTGTGGATTTGTGAATGAAGAATTCTTAATTTTTGAATAATGGATATTGGTAAAATGACAATAACTGAAGCTTACCCACATCTTAATAGTGTGGCATTATCATATGGTTTAAAATTAAACAGAGCAAAAGATTTTAAATTTGCAAGAATTATTTTAGTAAATCTTTATAATAGAGAATTGATATGACACATAAAGAATTTTATATTTGGTTAGAAGGTTACTTGTATGGTAAACTTGAAAATAAACACATAGAAATTACGCCTATTGTAGAAAAAATGGGTCAAGTAAAAGATAATGAATTTAAAAGTAATATGTTACCTTTTCAAAATATACCTATTCCTGTAAATCCATTCCCAATAGAAGATGATTTGGGATATCCACCAAAAATAGTAATGTAATTATGATTGAAGATATTAAAGTTATACACCTTAAGAGTAACGCACAACAACTTGAAACATGGATTGCCATGTTAAATGGTGAAATTATAGGTCACATATATATGGAACGAGAAGAGAGTAATAAAATAAAATTCTTAGATGCTTGGGTACATGAGGAACATAGACTAAAAGGTGTTTTTAGAATGTTGTGGGATACTAGGTGGGAATATGTTAAAACTCGTTATAGTGGATATACAGTATATGCTTGGTGTAAACCAAGTTCATTACCATTATTAATTGAAAAAGGATTCACTGAAGGTGAGACATCAACTTATGTTGAAAAAACAATAACATAAATAAATTAAAACTATGAAAAACTTATTAACCATCATTATTAGTACATCAATTCTTATTGGTATATTTGCATCCATTATTAATAATAGAGCGAATACCAAATTCAGTGGAGTAATAAAAGATAAAGAAAGAATAATTGACAGTCTTAAAAAAAATCCTCATATAGACACTCTATGGTTATCATTACCTGAAGACTCCATCAAGGTTCAAATAGAAAAACAATTAAAAAAAATTCAATCTCAAAGGGATAGAAATCGGGCGTTGAAAGAATATATTATTTTATTAGAAAATGAAAACCAATTTTTAGGTAGTGTTCTTGCAGAAAAAGAATTAAAAGACGGTATCAAATAATAAATAAATTACTAAAAACATAAAAAATGAAAAGATATCCCGCATTATTCATTAAATGGTTGGCTAACCGTTTTGGATACAAAATAGGAATGATTAAAATTGATGGTAATAAGAAACGTGGTAAAAGAGAAACTTTCGTACCTCACACAAGAATTGAGGGTGATTTAGAGATATTGAGATATTTGGATATCTCAGGATACCTCTTTAAAAAAGAACCATTTAATAGAAGTAAAAATGATTGATATGTTATATAGATTAAGATACAAATTATTAAAATATGTGTTGTATAATCAACGTAAGATTAATAAAACAACAAAGATTACCCTAAACGATTAAACTTAATTTAAATTGGAAAATTATTTAGAGGTGGGACAAACACCACTTATCCCTATTGATATTGATGGAGTTATTATTTGGGGTAAGGCAGAATTTATGAACCCATCAGGATCTGTTAAAGACAGACCAATCAAAAACATTTTAACACGAGCGGTAGAGAATGGTTTATTATCCAAAGGAGGTACCGTTGTTGAAGCAACTAGTGGAAACGCAGGTATTTCATTTGCTATGTATTGTGCCGAAATGGGGTTTAAATGTGTTATTGTAATGCCATCTAACATGAGTGAAGAACGTAAAAAAATGTTACGTCTATATGGTGCGGAACTTATTGAAGTTGGACCTGGTGATTTTGATTCTGCAATTAAATTAAGAGATGAGTTGGCAGAAAAAAATGGATGGTTTAATGGAAATCAATTTGCATCGCCTTGGAATATAGAGGCTCATAAAGAAGGGACAGGTGTTGAACTAATGTATCAGGCAATTAGTAATAAAATTAGACCATCTGCATTTGTATTAGGAACTGGTACTGGTGGAACACTAATGGGAGCGGGAGAAACACTTAAAAATTTTTATTATGATATGGAAATTGTTGCGGTTGAACCTTCAGAGTCACCAGTAATGAGTGGAGGAGAATCAGGATTACATGGGATTCAGGGGATCGGAGACGGTTCTAAGTTTATGGTTGATTTAGATTTTGTTGACCACATTATTACAATATCAACAGAAGAGGCGACTCAAATGAGTCGTAGATTATCTAAAGATTATGGAATTTTTGTTGGAATTTCTGCGGGAGCAAATGTTTTGGCTTCAGTTAAATACGGACAAAAGTTTGATAAGACAAACATTTTCACTATACTTTGTGATAGAGGAGACCGATACCTTTCAATATTATGATTAAAACTTTAATACACTTTTCTGATTTACACATCCGTCTATTTAAAGACCACGATTTATACCGTTCAATATTGGAAACGGCAATTGAACAATGGAAAGAATTGTCTCCTGACCGTATTATATTTACGGGAGATTTAGTTCACTCTAAAAATCAAATGACACCTGAACTTATTGAATTCGTTGCTTGGATTTTAACTGAATGTTCATTAATTGCTAAAACAATTATTATACCAGGTAACCACGACTTTTTGGTAAACAACACCGAAAGAATGGATGCTCTTACTCCTATCATTAACTCTTTGAATAATGATAATATTGTATACTACAGAGATAGAGGTGTGTATGAGGATGATAACATTAGTTGGTGTGTTTATTCGCAGTATCAAGGAAATATTCCTCCTGATATTATTGAAGGTAAGGGTAGAAAAATTGGGTTATTTCACGGACCTATTTCAGGTTTAAAAACAGATCTTGGATTTGAGTTTGGTGAAGAGGCGTATGATATTGAAAAGTTTGATGGGTTGGAAACCGTTTTATGTGGTGACATTCACAAACGAGCTGAGTTCCAAATTAAAGGGGGTAAAGGTTATATGATTGGATCAACCATTCAAAACAACATTGGTGAAAGTATAGGTAGACATGGATATGGTATATATGATGTTGAGACAAAGGAGTATAATTATACTGATTTACCTAATCCAAAACCATTTTTGAAGTTCTCCATTAAATCATTTGAAGATATTGAGAATGGAACAGAAAGACTCCAAAATATTTAATAAAGAAACTCTCGGCAGCGTCGAGAGTTTTTGTAAACTCAATAATATTGAGGATAAGGAAGATTTCATCTACCTTTGTTTTAAACAAGGTTTTGACATTAAGAAGTTTGGTCTTTTGGGAGAAACACTTAATGAAAGTGAAAAACACTTAAAAACGGGTGGGATTGAAGAAAAACGGGTGGAAATTGAGGTAATCCGAGAAATACGGGTGGAAATACCGGTTGAAGTTATCAAAGAGGTTGAGAAAATAGTTGAGGTCATTAAAGAAGTGACTGTAGAAAAAGTGGTAATTAAAGAGGTTCCTGTGGATAGAGTGGTTGAGAAAATAATCTATACCACTGACAATATTCAAATAAACGAACTTGGCGGAAAAATTGCCAAGTTGGAACAAGAACTTTCCACTAAAACCTCAGAAATGGAAAATATTTTCCAAAATAAAATGTCTAAAAAGGATGAAGAGTTAGACGAACTTAGACGAAAATTAGACGACCCTGTAACAAATAATAAGTTAAATATGTTACAAAATACTTTACAGAATTTAAGAAATGACTTATCATTGAAGAACGATAAAATAAATGAATTAGAAAAAATAAACCAGGAACTACAAAAAACGGCAAATTTACAAAACGCCACTTATATGAAAGGTTCCAATTTAAATAGTAGAATATGATACAATTAGTAATGTTTATGATCGCGGCATATGGAATGACGACGATCTTAGTGTATGGATCCATTTTCAATGGATTAAGAGATAAAATTAAAATTGCAGGTGGAGATAAAGGTTATTTTTTAACTAGACCTACATTTAAATTTATATCAGATTTGATATCTTGTATATTATGTACGGGTACTTGGGTTGGATTTGTCTTATCCTTATTTTATTTTTCACCGGCTCATGAATTTATTGGACTTAATAAGTTTTTATCCGTATTTTTTGATGGAATGTTGTCCGCAGGATCGGTATGGGCAATCAATAGTATAATTGAATGGTTTGAAGAAAATAGACCAAGTAATAAATAAAAACAAATATAAAAAATGGGAAAAGCGGCAAAAACACACAGAGCAAAAGTGGCAAAAAGAAACAACAAATTGGATCAAAAAAAATCAGGAATGCAAAAAGCGTTTGATAAGTTAATGGAAGAACAAATTCAAAAATTAAAAACCAACGAAGGTTTAAATGTAGGTTTATCTGGTAGTACACTACCATTTGAAGTATTTGATAAAGATCATTTAGATTCAATTGTGGATTTCAAAGGAAGACATCCCGAATTAATCATGGGTAATGACGAGGTATTAAGAGAAGAATTCCCACTTAACATTGAAGGAGATGATATGCCTTTAGATGTTGACACAACAGAAGAAGAACAAAAATAATGAATGGACTTGTTCAACCCACCAAGATTATTTAATTACAACATAATGATAAAAGATTTAGACTTTTCAAAGTACGAAAATCCAACAATACAAGTTGTATGGGAAGACCTACAAGAAAATTTTACACAAGATAAGATTAAGAGTGTTAAACATTATTTCCAAAAGAAGTATAACACTACCAATGTGAATGTGTTAACAAAGGTTAAGAACGTTGAGTCAGATACAATGCAAAGTATTGATGTGTCTGTTAATGTAACTGATGTTAATTATCAACTTGATCTACTAAAGAAATTTTTAGAGTCTAAAGGGTATACTAACTATACTGAAGATATCTTAGGTATTAACAGAATGGTTGAGAACCGAATGAAAGAGGATGAAACTGAAACAACACAATTCAAAAAGTGGTATATCAGAAACATTGAGTTTTCAAACTTCTTATCATATGGTGAGAATCAAAGAATGGATTTTGATAAATGCAACGGGGTTGTCGTTGTTGAATCAGATCCACCTAACTTTGGTGGGAAGACGGTTCTTTCTGTGGATTTGTTGTTGTTCTTATTCTTTAATGAGACAACAAAGACTACAAAGGCTGAAGAAATCTTTAACCGATTTACCGATAAAGACTCGGTAGTTGTTAAAGGTGAGGTTACAATTGATGGGGAAGATTATATTATCCTTAGAAAGATTGAAAGAAAACTTTCTAAAAAAGGAGAATGGAATGTGAAAACAGAATTGGACTTCTTCAAAAAAATGACCGATGGTAGTTTACTGAATTTCACGGGGGAACAAAGAAGGGAAACTGAGGCGTTCATTAAAAATTCCATTGGAACCAAAGAAGATTTCTTAATGACCATACTTACAACCGCAACTAATCTTGAGGAGTTATTGGAGTCAAAACCAACCGCAAGAGGACAGGTGTTGTCAAGATTTATGGGACTTGAGTTTTTAAAACGGAAAGAGGAAGTTGGTAAAGAGATTTATTCTGAATTTAATAAATCAAAGATGTCTAACATTTATAATTCGGAAGAATTAAAAGGTGATAACGGATCTTTAACAACAAAAATCGGTGAATTAAATGATCAAATTGATTTAATCAAATTGGAACTTAACGATATTGATGATAAAATCGTTAAGGGAAAAGAGTATCGTGATGATATGTTGAAGAAGAAACACGGAGACATAGATAAAGAAATCAGTTTGATGAACCCGGTTAAGACTCAAGAAGAAATTGATGGTTTTGGTAAAGAAAAGACAACGTTCCAACAAAATTTAGACGAACTTAAAGTTGTTGAACCAAAAGAATTTTATCATGAGGATGATCACGATAAAATTAAAGAGGAATACAATGACGTGTTCAAATCTAAAATTGAACTTGAGACACAGATCAGAGAAATTGAGAAATTGAAGAGTTCTGTGAGTGATGGTATTAAATGTGAACATTGTGGAATTGAGTTAATGAACGCATCAATAACTCAACAAAAAATTGCCGAACTTGATGGTTATATTATACATAAAGACCAAAAAGAGGGGTTAATGCAGTTTTTAACAGGCAAAGAACAAGCTTTCGTTCAGTTAAAGAAAGACTTTGATGAGTATGAGAAAAACAAACTTATTAAGGAAAAATACGAATTGAGTATTGAAAGTTGTGATTTGAAGATTGGAGTTTTAAAAGGTAAGTTGGATCGTTGGGGTGATGTTCAGGATAAGATTAAAGAGAACACACAGATTGATTCAATGTTGATTAAGGCTGACTTAAGGCTGGATGAACTTGATCATCTTAAAAGACAAAAAAATGCAAACATTACAAACAATGAATACCAAATCAAAACTTGTAATGAAAAGATTGAAAACAATGAAAAGTTAATTGTTAAGATCAAAGAGGAAGAGGAGAAGGAAAGAATATACAAAATCTATATGGAAGCCTTTGGTAAGAATGGATTATCAAAAATCATTATGAAAACAATGATGCCTTTGATTAACTCTGAGTTACAAAGATTGATGGAAGATAGTTGTTACTTTAAATTATTAATTAATATAAATGACAAAAATGACGTTGAATTCTTAATGATTGATAATAGTACTGGTATTGAAAAATTAATGGTTTCAGGATCAGGATATGAAAGAACAATTGCATCATTAGCATTACGATCGGTACTTAGTAAGGTATGTACTTTACCTAAACCAAACATCGTAGTTTTTGATGAGGTATTTGGAAAAATCAGTAATGATAATCTAGAAATGGTATCTGAGTTCTTCCAAAAAATTAAAGAATATTTTGATAAAGTGTTCCTTATTAGTCATAACCCAATGATTAGTCAATGGTCGGATACTATCGTTAAAATCAAAAAAGAAAATAATATATCAAAAGTTTTGTAGTTAATTAGATTTTATTCGTATATTTGTTTTATGAAAAAAGGAGCAACCCCCGCACAAATTTTTGGTATTATGTATGATTTAGTGGAGATGGGTTTTATAGTAAAAAACGACCATGACTTTAAAAACCTCGTAATTAAAAAATATAATGAAATATATTGCCAAACTTCAAAAGACACTATAATATCAAATATTAGAGAAGATGCTATGGTTGAATTTCAGGAAGAAAGATTTATTTGTAAGTTACCTCAAGATAATAATAAAGTTGATTTAATTTCAGTTAAAATTATTGACAATATTGTATCAATAATCGTTTCACAACAAAAAGGCAATAACGCATCTTTTAATTCAACATCACTTTCTAAAACACTTGAAAAGTTATCTGAATTTATCACTGAAAATAAAGTAAAAAAATACTTTTATTTGTTACCTGACGAATTAAATCCAACAGTTAATGGTATGGATTATAATGTTGAGGTAATTATCGGTATGTTTTCTGCAGTTGGAGAGACAACCAAAACTAAAAACGGTATAAACATTAGATTTACTTCAAACGATGAATATTTACGACTTATGGGTATTATTAGTAATGACATTATTTGTTTAGATTATTGGGTTGTAAGTAAATTTAAAAATTTAAATCACGAATATAAAGCAATTGATAATTGTTGTAATTTTGATTATATTTATGATAGATGCATTCAAAAATTACTAACTAATGGAAATTAATAAAACATATAATGAAGATTGTTTAATCACTATGGGTAATATGGTAAACAATTTTATTGACTTAACAATAACCTCACCTCCCTACGATGAAATAAGAAATTATAATAAAGGTGTTGGTAAAATTACTGATAAATTAAATGGTTATTCATTTGCATTTGAAAACATAGCAAGAGAGTTATATAGAGTCACTAAAAAAGGTGGAGTTGTTGTATGGGTTGTAAATGATAGTATTATTAACGGATCTGAAAGCTTAAACTCATTTAGACAAGCTCTTTATTTCAAAGAGATTGGATTTAAAGTACACGACACTATGATTTATCGAAAACTTAACCCAATGCCAAATGCTGGGACAAGATATCAACAGATGTTTGAATATATGTTTATTTTAACTAAAGGAAAACCTAAAACAACTAATATAAGTTTAAGGGAAAGAAGTAATAAATGTAATGATAAGAGGGTATATAGAAAAAAGAAATTCTCAAGAGATCAAGATGGTAATTTTAACGAAAATGATTATTTTGTAAAAGAAATGGTTCCGGATTATAATATATGGGATTTTTATGTTGGTGGTGGTAATACATCAAATGATAAAGTGGCGTTTAATCATCCTGCAATATTTCCTGAAGAATTAGTTAAAAGACACATTGAAAGTTGGTCTAACGAAGGTGATTTAGTGTATGACCCATTTATGGGGTCAGGAACCACATCTAAGATGTCGATCCTATTTAATAGGAATTATGTTGGTTCGGAACTATCTGAGGAATATTGTAAAATAGAAGAAGAAAGAATAAAAGATTTAAAAAAATAGTGTAAATCCCAATTTTATTCGTATATTTGTAAAAACAATTAAAAAACACATATGAATTACTTACTTTTTGTATATCACACCGAAGATATGGAAACCCCCGATGAAACAACCGCAAACATTGGGGCTGAGTTATCAAAAATTATGTCATCAAATCAGATTAAGTATATGTTTGGAGATAGACACTCAATCTACCACTTTGCTAGCGATTTTTCAATAGAAGAGATTGATGATTTTTTATGTTTAGTGTCTAATGAATTTGAAAACTTTAATTATTTTCTAACACAAAAGACTAAAAATGTATCATCTAACTTTGATGAAGACAACGTATTACATTTACTTACGTTAAGAAATACCAATAAGAAAAAACAAACTCCACTTAGACCTTTTGAATTTAAATTGGATTTTGGTGGCGATGAGTTTGATCGTATGTCAGAAACCATTATGGGTTTACTACCTAAAAAAAGATGTGATTTAACAATTGACGAACTTTTAGATAAGATCAGCGACAAGGGAATCAATTCATTGACTGAAGAAGAAAAAAACAAATTAGACGAATATTCAAAAACAATTAATTAAACATATGAAAGACAAAAATTTAGGGATTCCGATTAACCAAGAAGAGATTCAACATTATCTAAAAGATATTCGTAGAATTAAAGTAATGACACCTGACAGAGAAAAAGAACTGGCGGTTAAGATGAAGTCTGATGACACACCTAAACGTGAGAGAGAAAAAATTGAATCTGAGTTATTAGTTGGTAATTTACGTTTTGTAATTACGGTGGCCAAACAATATCAGAATCAAGGTTTGGATTTATCTGATCTAATTGCTGAAGGTAATTTGGGTTTGATGAAAGCGATTAAAAACTTTGATTGGCATAAAGATCTACGTTTTATATCATACGCAGTTTGGTGGGTTAAACAATCTATCATCCAGTCGTTGAATGATAACGCAAGAACGATCAGACTTCCAGTTAATGTTGTTCAGGACCTACATAAGGCTAAGAAAGAAATTGCGATTACAGGTAAAGAATTAGAATTAAAGTTTTCATCATTACCGTCTATGATTGATTTGGATATGACAATTAATGATGAAGGTGACACATTGGTTGATATGATTGCTAATCCTAACGCACTTGCTCCTGATGCGGGATTCAACACTAAAGATATGTTAAAGAACAAATTAATATCTTTATTAAATGTGTTAGATGAAAGAGAAAAAGTGATAATTGAGGATTATTTTGGATTAAGTGGGACACCAAGAACACTTGAAGACATTGGTGGAGATTTTGGTTTAACTAAAGAACGAGTTAGACAGATTAAGGAAAGAGCCCTTAGAAGATTGAGAAATGAAAGTTCAGAACTATTTGATTACTTATAAAAAAAATAAAAAAACATGGGAAGTGTAATTGATTATATTGAATGTCCAAATTGTAAACAAGAAGCGTTTAGTGACTTCTATTACAAAACAGGTGAAGATTATATAAATTGTAGTAATTGTGGGTACCATTATGCTCAAACATTAAAAAGAGATGAGGATGGGAAATTTGTAACCAAAGATGGTACTGATAATTATAACTTTGATAATCTTATCATGGAAGTTTCGGAACTTAAAAACCCGTTTGGTTCGTATCGTTTAAAAGTTTATCAGTCACCGGCAACTCAAGTTGGGTCATTTGAAACTGAGGAACAATATAACGAGTTTAAGTTGAATCTTAATGAGGATGTTGAAATTGAATTCTGTTCTGTGTCAAGATTTGTTGATGGAGAAATCAAAGTTGAAATGATAATTGATAATGGACCTAAGGTTGATTCTCAAGGATTTACAATTGAGGATCGTTAATTTAAAAAAGATTTGGCAGATTGAAATAAAATACTTATATTTGTAAGACAAACGAAAAGGGTTGAACCGAGATTACCCTTACAACTCGGCGGAATGAGACACGATGTTCTCTGGGTGAAAATCCTCAATCTTACTCGTGATGTAAGATGAAATTACACTCCCCCATTGGTACCAGTGGGGGTTTATTTTGCGGTAATAACTAGTTGACCTCTACCGACATAAAAATCAGACTTCCGCATAACAGTTTTAATAATAAGATTAAATTCGTAAGGATTAACTTCTTGTATTAGAATTGGAATATTAAGAAGGTTTGATTCATCTTTAATTACAAACTCAACACCATCATATAACTCACCAATGACAATATATTGTACTATATCGTCCTTTACCTTAGATACTGATTTTAATATATCATAATCTCTAATAGCATCACCACCTTCTGAAAAATGTCTAGATTTTTGTGATTCTGCGTGGGACTTCATTCCAGGTACCTTTCCACGTTGGTATCTTAAATTCATGGTGACAGTAAGGTTTGCTTTGATCTCAGCAATCTTCTTTTCTAAGATTAAAATTTTACGTATTGATTCTCTAAGTAATGACATAATTATATAAATACCTTATATTGATATTTATAAATACAAAACAATTACTATGAAAGAAAAATTTTTACCTTGGTTTTTATTATTTTGTGCTCTTGGTCTATCAGGAACTGCCGCTTATTATAGTGTGGTTGGATTATCAGTGGTATTTGTTGGTGTTGCGTTACCTGTAATCATTATGGGATCTTTTCTTGAGGTATCTAAGATTGCAATTGCCACATACTTACACGACAAGTGGAAAGAAACATACGGAGTCTTAAAGATATACCTTACAATCGCTCTAATAACTTTATCTCTTATTACTTCACTTGGTATCTATGGTTTATTAAGTACTGGGTTTCAGGGAAATATTTCAAAACTTGAGATTAATCAAAAAAAGATTGCAAATGTTGAAGTAAAGAAAACAAGATTTATTGAAATAAAAAACGAACAACAGAAAGAAAAAGATATATTAGATAAGGACATTTCAAAGTTAAGAGATGGATTATCAACCAATACCACAACACAATCTGTAGATAGAAAAACAGGTCAACTTATTACAAGAGCAAATAATGCTAACCGTAAATCATTTGAGGATCAATTAAAACTTACCACAGAAAATAGAGATAAGGTATCCACTCGTATTGATGCTATGAATGATAGTATAACTAAATTAGATATTGAAATACTTAATATGGAATCTGCTGAGTTGGAAGGTAGTGAGTTAGGATCTATTAAATACATTAGTGAGATTTCAGGTTGGGATATTAAACAAGTTGCAAACCTTTTCATTTTACTTTTAATTTTTGTATTTGATCCATTAGCAATTACATTAGTTATTGCGACTAACCAAGCATTTAAAAAAAATAAAAAAGAAAGTAGTACCATACATGATACCATACATGATACCATACATGATACCATACATGATGAGGTTGAAGTTCCTGAAAGTTACTTTCATAATTATACCCCCCAAGTTACCCCCCAAGTTGCCCCCCAAGTCACCCCCCAAGTTGAACCAATTGTGGTTGAAAAAATTGTTGAGGTTATTAAGGAAGTAGAAAAAATTGTTGAGGTACCTGTTGAGGTTATTAAAGAAGTAGAAAAAATTGTTGAGGTAATAAAAATTGTTGAAGCTCCGATAATACAAAGAGAATCTTTAATTATTGGTGAAGAAAAAAGTTGGGAACCTGAGATAATTGAAAGTAATGTTACCGTTGGTGAGTCAACAACTACAACAACAACTGATGGTGTTAAAAGGTTGGTTTATAAAAAGAATGATGAGTGATGAAAACATTATAAAATTCGGTGACTTCAACTATGAAGGTGAGGAAAAAAATAAAAGTCAAATTATTTTATCGCACACCTCAAGGGAGGTAAAAGATTATATTAATAGTTTAAAATATAGATACGGTAAGAAATATAATAAAGTTCCTAATTATATAATCACTCGTGATGGTAAGATAATAGAACTATTGGAACCAAAAAAATACTCCAAATATATAAATGATGAGAACATATCCAAGAAATCAATAACAGTTTCTTTAGAAAATTTAGGTTGGTTGGAAAAAGAACCATTAAAAAATAGATACATTAACTGGATTGGCAATATTTATAATGGAAAGACTTTTGAACGTAAGTGGAGGGATTACTTTTTATGGCAACCATATACCGAAGTTCAAATTGATAGTACCATACTAATATGTAAAAAACTAATGGAAGATTTTAACATTAGTAAAAAATGTGTGGGACATAACACTAAAGTAAATGGTGTTAATCAATTTGATGGTATTGTTACCAGAAGCAATTACACCACAGATGTTACGGATCTAAGTCCGGCATTTGATTTTGATTATTTTAAAAAAAATATAGAAGATGAATAGACACGATGAAATAAAAAATTTAATAGAGGCATCTAAAAAATTATTAAATAAAAATTTAATTACTGAGGATATTAATCATATCAGAAAAAATCACGGATTAATATTGGAACAAGGTGAGGAAGTACCAACCGAAGATCAACCTAAAGAATATGAGACTGCGGAACCTGAGGAAACTGATGGTAATAAAGAAGATGATGTTGTAAAAACTGACAAGTCAAAGGGTTATAGAATATCTGGTGGTATTATTGTTATTCATGGTAAAGATAAATCTGACTTACAATTAACTACTGACGATAAGAAGGCGTTCCAAGAAACTATGGATGATTTTGTTAGTGAGGTATCTGAAATTGTAGACTTTAATAAATTAAACTTATACTCAAACAATGTTGAGTGGTCAGGTAAGATTACTGAATTGGATGTTGAGTTTTTCTATTCAATTGGAGAAACAAATGGTATATACATAAACGGTACGATGACTAAGATTGATGACGATTATTTGGAATTTTTAAATAAGTTAAAACAATATTATGAGAAATTCAAATCTAAATGGTCTAGAGTTATTGCCGCAAGAAAAAAAACACCTGAATCATGAGAAAGTTTATAAGTGATAATTTCAAGTACATTTTAATTGTTGTTGGAGTGGTGGTATTATACGTATTACTATTGGATCTAATGAAATCATCAAATGGTATGACTAAAGAAGATCTAAAGAAAATAGAACAAATAGATAAAGACATTAATTTGTTGATTGAAAGTCAAAAGAAATTAGACGAATCAATTAATGAGTATAAAAAAGAAATTGAGAAAATTGATTCAACAATATCTAACATCAAAGTTAAAAAGGAAGTAGTAAATAATTACTACGAACAAAAAGGGAAAGAGATTAAAGATGCTGACGTTACACAAGTTGATAGTTTATTAAGATTAAGATATAAATTTTAAATATGAAAAAGATATTATATGTATTATTTCTTTTGGTGTCATTGACATCATTTGGTCAAATTAAAAAAGTTGACACAACTAAAATATGTTTACCTTATAGTGTTGGTAAACAAATTATGTTGGATCTAAATAGATTAGATTCCACAACGGCAATACTTAAATTAACTGAAACTGAAGTTATTGAATTAAATAAAAAAATAGGTGCTCAACAAGGAATTATTGGGAATTTAGAAGATAAAGTTAAGATGAGTGATACAATAATTCAAAAAACAAATGAGAAATTTGATATCGTTGATAAAATAAATAAAAATTTAGTTACCGATAACAAAAAATTAAGAAGAAAGAATGTAATTATAGAAATAGTCTCAGGCATTTTAATTGGAGTATTAACCTATCAAGTAGTAACACAATAATGGCATTATCACAAACAGATAAAAAAGAAATTGAAACTTTAATTAAAAAAGAAATGAAAGATTTCTTGGGATCTACTACTGCCAAACAATTTGAAGATAAATTAATTGAAAAAGTCTCTAAAGACATAAAAAGAGGTAAACTAGAAGGTGATATTAAAGATATCGTTGTGAAATCATTCAGAGAATTTTTTACAATGATGTTCCATCAAAGAAGTTTCTGGGAATCTAAATTTAGAAGTTCATAATGGATGAGATAACTGCAAAAATTAAAGATATGATATCTAGCGAAACTTCGGGTAATCCTGATGCTAGATCAAATGCTTTGAAAGGTCTTAGAGATGTTAAAGAAAATGATGAGGGGGAAAAAAGAAATGCTCCACAAGATTATTTAAAAGACCCTAATGGATTAAAATTGGTTTTTGAATTAGCAAAACAAAAAAAAACTAATAAGACAACAATAAGACGAGAAATTAAAAAATTATTAAAAAACCCCGAAGAAATTAATGACTTCTTAAATTCAATACTATCATTTGTTAAATCAAAAAAAGTTAATGATAAGGAAGAAACAAAAGAAATGACAGGGTCAGGTAGTGCGGGTGGTTATTCTGCTCCGTTATTTGGTCGTGAAATGAAAGAAAGTGTATGTAAGATTTGTGGTATGAAAAATTGTAAATGTCAAGACAAAAAACATTCTAACAGATCAAGTAGAAGAGAAACAAAAGAGGCCACAGGATCGGCATCATCGGGTCAATACTCAGGACCCTCGATATGGGCAAAATCAACCAACAAAAAAGATTGGGGAACAAAACGTAAAACACAAATACCTGGAGGTAAGTTTGTTCAAGTTAAGAAAAAGTGTAAAAAGTTTCCTTACTGTAATCAGGGGGATATTAACGCACTTAGAATCTTTGAAAACGAAACTCTTTCAAAAGTAATAAACGATTTATCAGATAGATACCAAATTCATGAAGATTTCATAAAAGAAATAATCTTCAATGAAATGTCAAAAAGGAATTTAATGTGATATTTATTAAATAAAAATAACTATGAACTATTATTTGAAAAATAAAATCCAAAAACTTATTAATGAAACTTTGGAGGACAAAGCGAATGAAGTAATGGAAAAATTAAAATTTAACAAACCTGGTAGCTCTTTTGATTATGTTGAAGAAGGAGAAATGTGCGAATCATGTGGCGGAGAAATGACAGAAGGTGAATGTATGGAATGTGGTAATATGTATGAAGGGGAAATGTGTGAATCATGTGGTGGGGAAATGACAGAAGGAGAAACGTGTGAATCATGTGGTTACAGTAACGAGTCAGAAGTAATGGAAAAATTACACGGAAACCAAAAAAGAATTGATAAGAACCATAATGGTAAAATTGATAGTGAGGATTTCAAAATGTTAAGAAAAGAAGAGGATACAGACATTGAGGAAGTAATGGAAAAATTATACGGAAATCAACGCAGATTAGATAAAAATAAAAATGGAAGATTAGATTCACAGGACTTCAAAATGTTAAGAAAAGACAAAAAAGAAGATGTAAATGAAAATGTGTTTTATGAATTAACAACTGCAGTAAATGGTAAAAGAGAAAAACTTTTATTTAATGAAAGTCAGTTTGAAGAAATGATTGAGAATATTGTTTTAAAAGAAGAAGGTAAATTTAATAAAGGTAAGACACCGGCTGGATATGCTGAATATGAAAGATCTATTAAAACGTCAAAAAAAAATGAAGAAGGTTATATGAAAGATTTGGCCAAAAAAATGAAAGATTATTTAAAAGACGGATCTAAAGGTAAATATGAAATGTCACCAAAACATTTTCCAAAAGGAAATGGTGAATTAGAAGAAATGTCTAAAAAAGCTTATGTTGCTTCAGGAGCAATTGAGGATTATATTGATAACTTTACTGCTGCTGGTTTAGAAAACTTAGATTACGATGAAATCCATCCTGATGAAGATTGGGTAACTGACAACGTAGTTGGGTCTTCAAGAACGGGTAATAATCCTGAATGGGCAAACGCAGTTGAGACACCAAATAACGAGAAGAGAAATAAGATTAGAAAAGATAATTTATTAGCTAAAATTAAACGTAAGGCTTATAATAAATCACCTCAACCAATTGTTACTGATAAATCAGGTGAAAATGCGGGAGATAAAATTATGGCTAAGTTAGAATCTATTGATGAAAAGAAAAAACAAAAAATCAATGAGGATTTTACACGTATTATGGATTTAATGTCTTATAAGAAAAACACTCAATAATTTACAATTACATAATTAGGTATTATCATTGTCCATAGGTATTAATCTATGGACAATTTTTTTAACTACATATCAAAACAATTAAAACAGGAGGATATTGAGATTTGGTTTAGCATCAACAATATCATTCCTGAGAAAATGGAATTATATTATGATTTCTCTATATCCATACATAAATTAATTTTAGAGACTTATCTTGGTGATGACGACGGTTTTAATGAAACCAAAGTATTGATGACCGAAGAAGATAAGAATAAACACTTTGATTGGTGTTGGGATAAAACAATAGATAGTTTTAATTTGGAAAACATAACTTTCAACAAAAGGGGAGATCATTATGATCACTTTCAATCATTTTTTTCTGAAATATATTATAATCAAGTTGATAAAAAAATTAAAGATTCTATTAATGTTTTCTTTAGAGATGTGTTTGACTTAGAAAAACCATTTACCCAATCTGATTTAGATATGATACTTAATATTTACAGGAGTTTGGATAAAAATTTGGTACTATAGTATTTACTAAGGTAAGTTAGTGAGGTATAATTAAATTACATAAACAATAAAATACATTTAAAAAATGGAAACGTTAGAACAAATTAAAACACTAGTTGAACTATTAAGTGCTGACACAACTAAGTTTTTTGCAGGAAATAAAAGTGCAGGAACAAGAGCAAGAAAAACATCTCAAGAATTAAAAGCATTATTGCAAACATTAAGAGGTGAAATCTTAGATTCTAAGAAAAATGACTAATATTGATACTTTATATCTTTTTATGTTCATTTTTTCAGCTCTCTCAGTATTTAGAGTTGTTGTAAAATTTATATTTTCCCTATTACAAACTTTACCTGAAAGATTGGTTATGAGTAATAGGGAAATATTATTCCAAGGCATTTCATTGTCTTATGTTATAACTTACACAATACAAAATTTTTTATGAGTTTTTTTACCGAATTTAATACTTTATCACCATACTTACAATCCGTAAGAAAGTTGAAAACATATCTTTCATTTGACATACATTTTCCTAACACATGGAAAATACCAAAAAAGTTTGTTGATGAAGAAACGTTATTAGAAAATGAATCTACTGAAACAGGTAAAAGATTCTTTTCATTTGTTAGTACCTTTAATGAAGAAGAGGTTGAGAAGATTATTAACAATCTCAGAAACATTATTAAATATAATAAAGAAAGAGAGGAAAAGGATAAACTGTTCCAAACCAAAGTTAATGAGTTAAAATCTATTTTTGAAAAACAAAATTTAGATAATCTACAAGCATTAAAATTTGAAATTTCCGACGATCAAAAAATTGAATTAGAAGATGGAGAAGAAAATACAAACCCAGTTAGAAACTCAAATTGAGTGGTTAAATAATGAATTGGAAAAAGATAAGATTGAAGTTGAAAGAAATAAAAGTAAATTTATCAATCAAATCAAACAATTAAAGAAAGAAGACATTGTAAAAGTCAATGTTGAGAAAATGACATTATGGAAGAGAATAAAGAAAGTATTGTTGGGGTAATGGAAAAATTGGCAATGATTACAGATGCCACCCAATCTTTATTTCCCGATGGTAAAACGGCAATAGTGTTTGAATTACCGGAAGTTGATTTTAAAGAAGTTCAAAAAAACTTTAGAGAAATTGATAGTAACTATACTAAATTTAAAATTGATCTTTCGGGTGTTGAGGTAATATTCATATTAGAAAATTCATATGAAGAAGAAAAACCTATTGAAGAACCAATTGTAATTAAAAAAGAAGGTTTCATTAAAAGATTAATAAAAAATTATTTAAAATAACTATCTTTTATATGTTGTGTAAGTCCTATACAACTTTGATTTAGGGATTCCCCCTTTTTCTAAAATATCATAAATGTATTTCTTTTGTGACTTACTTGAGTCAGGAACCAATATACAATCCATTCTATTTTTATCCTGTAGAAATTTACCTAATACGTCAAGGAACCTACCAGATTCATTAACAGACTTCAAAGAGAAACAATTAAACTTATCGTCATTTTGAACTACAATTTTGTTGTTAATTTTAGATACAAGTTTCAACCCATCTTTAGGTAGATAATTTTTAACAAACTTATCAAATGAAATTTTAGATGAGGTTTGTATGTCGTAAATTAACTCCTCCACCAATAATTCAGAAACAGAAAGTATTGTGTAATCTCTATTATCCAACTCCACTTTTATTTGACGACCTAGTTCATCCTTAATAAAGTATGAATCAAAATTTTTAGAGTTCTTTTCAAGTAAACCAATTTCAAATGAACAGGATTTACCATTTTCAAATAAGGTGTTGAATCTAATGTCTTTATTACCTACTATTTTACCATCGTAGAACTTTTTGGCGTTCTCGTAAGTCTTAAACGACTTTATTATTTTTTTTCTTTCTTTATTTTTGAATAGTACGATTAAATAGTTCATAATATTGATCACTCTTTAATTAAGTATATTAAATTTTTTTTATAAATGAATAATGATAACTATTATGAGGTTTTAGGTGTTGACGAAAAAGCAACACAAGAAGACATCAAGAAGGTATATAGAAACCTAGCAAAAGAAAATCATCCCGACAAAGGTGGTGATGAAGAAAAGTTTAAGAAGATTACTGAGGCATATGATACGATTGGAGACGCAAATAAACGAAGTCAATACGATAATCAACGGAGTAACCCATTCGGTAGTAATTTTGCTGATATGTTTCATTCATTCAATCAACAACGACAAAGACAAGATACTCACACTAGTGTGATTACGGTAAACATAGGTGTGTTGGATTCATATTTAAGTAGGAACAAACAAATTACATACAAGAGAAAGACTAGTTGTAATGTTTGTAGTGGATCAGGAGGGGAGAAGAAGGTATGTACTACCTGTAATGGTGCTGGTAGTGTTATGAAACAAATGGGTACGGGTATGTTCATACAAGTTGTTAATATGATGTGTGAGACTTGTTCAGGTACCGGTAAAATAACTATAAACGCTTGTTATTCATGTAATGGATCGGAGACTAAAGATGAGATGAAAACATTGGATGTTAAAATACCTCATGGGTTAGAGGATGGTCAATTCATAAGAATGTCAAATGTGGGTGATTTTAAAAATGGTAGATTTGGGGATTTGGTAATAAGGGTTAATTTAGTGGAAGATAATGGTTTCTTTAAGAACGGACCACATTTAATTTATAACTCTTATTTAAACTATGAAGATATTATAAAGGAGGATATAAACATACCTCATCCTGATGGTGAATTAAATATTAAATTACCTAAATTATTTGATTCCTCAAAACCTTTGAGGGTTAAAGGTAAAGGATTTAAGGTAGGTCAAATTGGGGATCTATTAATTAATCGGATTGTTAGGTTTGAAAGACCTTAAAATAAGGACATGATGTCTTTATATAGGGCTATTGCACCATATATTGATAGGGCAAACATAATACCACCAGTAATAAAAACAAATTTTTGTGTTTTACCTGTTGTTTGATTACACTTTTTACATCCTGTTACTTGTGTTGCTTCTTTCTTTTCCATAAATTATATTATATATAAAATAATATCACCTTTTACAATTTTAGTAAAGTTATTATTTTTAAATTGTTCTTTTATTAGAGTATCTCCTGATTTAGTTATAATTATTGTTTTATCATTTTGACCAATTGGTAAACTTTTTGGGTGACCAATTGATGTATTAATAGTTAAAAATAAATCACCATTTTTAGATTGGGTAACCCAAACATGGTAATCAACACCTATCATATAGTCTTTAATTAAAATAGAATGATCTTTACCTTGTATTTTACCCGTAGAATTAAGTATGTTTATAGATACCTCAACAATAATGTCTAAAATGTCAATAATTGATTCATTTATATCCTCAATTGATTGTCTACCATATGATGAATTACTTATCGCTATATTTGAATGGTCATTATAAAAAATGTCAACGTTTATACCACCAACATCATATCTGTCCAATAACTGTCTTCCCTCAAGGATAAGATTTTTTATCGTATTAAGTAATTTCATACTACTATAAATAGTAAGACCCCCCAAAAATGAGAGGTCTTAATTTTTTTCACCGATTAGGTTGAGGTAATTAACCCGTATAGACACACCCTACACCTGGCGTTCAGATTGTTAAATAGGAGTACTGACATCCTTGTTTTCAGTAGTGTTACCCACATCAACAATACAAAGATAGTGTTTTTTTTGGTTCTGCCAAAATATATGTATTTTTTTTTAAAAAACTTCCATTGACTGATTACCATAAATATCTTATATTTTATCTATGTTAAGTTATATCGGAGGTAAGAGTAAGATAGGAAAGTGGATAGTCCCTTTCTATGATAAAGATATGGAAACATATGTTGAAACATTCGGTGGGATGTTTTGGTGTTTCTTTAATATGGATCTAAGTCAGTTCCCAAATCTAAAGAAAGTTGTGTATAATGACTTCAACCCACTTAACCATAATTTATTTGAATGTATTAAGAACCCTGAAAGATTATTGGAATCAATCAACGCAATCCCATGTCAACAATTTGGTGTGGAAATTACACCATCAATATATAAAGAACAATTTATCAGCTTTCAGGCTGAAATATTTGATGAAAATTTCAGGGTAGAACCTGGTAATTATGATGTTGCTGCTAAATATGCGTATGTTTTAACACAAGTGTTCTCAGGATCTAAACCTGAAAAAAGTTCTTTCATTGACTTAAAAGGTAAGTACAAATCTAAATACTTAACATTCCGAGATAAATTAATGAAACCTGATTGGGTTGAACATTTTTTAAGAATAAGTGATGTAGAGAATATGGATTTTGCTGAGGTGATTGAAAAGTATGATTCACCAACAACTTACTTCTATGTGGATCCACCATATTGGAAGACTGAAAACTATTATTCTAATCATGATTTTGATAGGGAAGACCACGAAAGACTTTCAAAATCTTTAATAAATATGGAAGGTAAATTCAGTTTATCGTACTATGATTTTGAATTATTACACGAATGGTTTCCTGAAGATCAGTACAAATGGGAGAAAAAAGAGTTTGCTAAAGCGGCAGCGGCAAAAAAGGGAACAAAACAAAACATGGGTGAGGAATTATTAATAATGAATTACTAATCATTTTTTTATACTATTGGAATATTTATATTAAAAACTTATTATGGAATTAATTAAGGTATTAACATCTGTCATAAAAGAAAACACAAACGGTAAACGTATTGTAAGTGAGGCAATGTCTGAAAAAGTCATTAAATTTTTAATTGACAAATTTAAACCTACAACTAGAGATACTGAAGAACAAATTACGGCAGTTATTAACGCATTTGAGAAATATAAAAATGGGTTACCTCAAGATCAAAGAGATATCACCAAATTAACTTATACTATTGTTAAGAACATTGTTTTATCAAAAGAGATTAAAAAACAAGAAAAAAGTATATTCAAAAAATATATGGAAGCCAATAAAGGTGCCGACAAAAATGCGGTTAAATTGGCATTACGTAAGTTTTACGAATTGTTTCCAATCCTACCTATAAATCAAAGAGACGTTCTTAAAATGCCTTATTTGAAATTGGTTGAGTTTTTACAGAGTAAGTTTAATACTATGTTAACATCAGCGGCACTTAAGAAATTTAAAGATGATAAGGTTAATGTAACACCTGAACAATTAATTTATTATGTGTCAACATATTTGGATCTATATCATAGGTTACCTGCAAATTTACCACCATTGTTGTTTATGAGTTTTGATGAACTTGAACATACATTAGATGGTATGGGAGATTTAACTGATGACATTAAAGATACAAAAGATGATTATTCTGACATTGAAACAATATATGATGATGATAACTTATTAATCTTCAAACCAAGTGGTAAGGAACAATGTATTAAATTGGCTAACGGAAGAAGTTGGTGTATATCTAAATCAGGTGGTGGTAATATGTATTACAATTATCGTTTGGGTAATAACTTAACAATTTATTATGTTATTGATAAAGATAAACCATTTGGTGACCTTAACTATTCAGTTGTCATATTAGTTGAGCCTTATGGCGGAAAACGAATTGCGGATGGTCAAAATATGTCAGGAGGTTATTCAGGTCATAGGAGAGAAGAATGGAGTACAATTGTAAGTAAAGTTCCAAAATTAAAAGGTAAAGAACATTTGTTTGTTGCGGATCCATTGAGTGCTGCTGAACAAAAAGTACTGAATGACTATAAAAATACTACCATCAATAAAGATGCGATTAAAGAACTTGGTAGTGAACAAGCGGCCGAAATGTGGCTTGAGCTTTCAAGTCCTGATTTAACATATAGAAATAATGGTAATGAAATTTATCGTAACTTTACCGAAAATCTTAAAAACAAATACTTAGGGTTGGGAATGGACTTGACTGCTGAAATGATCAATGATTCTGAACCTAGCGTTTTGAAATATTATGCGGCAAGAAAACTTCAAGGGTTGATGACAAAAAGTTTAGGTCAATTGAATGATGCCGATATTGCATTCATCAATAGTCCTATAATGAAAGAAAATAAGAAAAAATTAAGAGAAAAATTCTCAGGTCAATTAGCCGGAGTTAGTAGTAGTGGTTATGTTGGTCTTGAATATCCAAAAGATGATAACTCCAAGTATGTTGCATTATTTGGGTTTGATGATTTCTTTCAACACATCCCAACTAATACAACTATGATCCAAATGGAAAATACAAGTAAAACTCCAATTGCCTTGGATATACCGGAAAGTATTGGTAAATTAACCGAATTAAAAACATTGATTATTGATAATATGGTTAAGTCAATCCCTGAAAGTATTGGAAATTGTACCAAATTAAAATTTATAAACTTACCTAATAACCCACAATTGGAAAGTATTCCTGAAGCGTTTGGTGAATTGTATTGTTTGAACTTCTTCTCAACGGAGCATTCAAATCCTAATATGAGAATACCCGCAAAATTAGAAGAATACATGACAGAAGATGAAGGGTTCTGGTTTATTAATTTCCCTCCTGAATTGAAGAAACATTGTGGACCTATAAGATCTTAATGATGAACGTAGACATAGAAATTTATATTAGTCAACTAATAACCTTTTTTGAAAAAAATCCAGGTGATTTTATGGATCTTGTTGGTGAGGTACAAAAAGAAGAATTCTTTCAAAAGATGAAAGAAAAATCTATTGAGAACTATGAGAAAGGTGAAGACTTTGTATTAACCAAACAACAAATTATTGATGTTGTGGTTGATCTTAAATCACCTGAATTAAACCAAAAGTTAAGTTATACAAACAAAGTTAAAGGATTTATTCAAAAGACTAAGTTTGGGGATATCATACTTAATTGATTTTTTTTATGTAAAGGCTTGTAGAATCCAAAAAATTGACTATCTTTGTAAGGTAATCTAAAAAACTAATTATATGATCTATACTCCAGAATTAATCAAGTCAACCGCACCATCAATCTTCGCAACATCTCCATCGTCAAAAATGACAAACAAGTATGAGTTTGTCCCTACAGACAAGATCATGGAGTTCTTTGATAGAGAAGGGTGGGAAATTTCATCTGTTAAACAAAATGGCACTGGTATCCACGCCCTACACGAAGTTAAGTTCCGTAATGGACAACTTCCATCGGTTGGTGATACTTTGGTTGAAGCAATCATCAAAAACTCTCACAATGGTATGTCGGCATTCTCAATGAGTGCAGGTCTTCACAGATTGGTGTGTAGTAACGGATTAACGGTTCCTACGTCAGTAGCAGACCAATTCCGAATCCGACACAAAGATTTCCAACTTGACGATGTTAAAATGTTAACGGAAAGTTTCGCAAAGAAATTACCAATGATTCAACACTCTGTTGGAAGAATGATGGAACGTCAACTTACTATGGATGAAAAAGTTGAGTTCGTTCAAAAAGCATCTAAACTTAGATGGGCAACAGGTTCAGTTCCTTCAACACTTGATTTAGCTAACTTGTTAACACCTAACCGTAACGAAGATGAAGGAGATGACCTTTGGAAAGTTTTCAACGTAGTACAAGAGAAATTTGTACGAGGTGGTGTTGAGTACAGATCACAAAGTGGTCGTAAGACAGGGTTAAGAGGTTTGAAAAATATTATGGCGGTAAACGCAATAAATACAAAACTTTGGGAGACCGCTGAGTCAATGATCTAAAAGAAACGTGGGGTGAACAACCCCACTTTTTTAATTTATAGTCAATATGTTTAAACGTGAGAATGATTTTTTGGATATCTTAAAAGAAAGACATGATAAATTATATGGTATTATTAAAGTTAATAGTACTATAGGATTAACACCTAAGACATTAATAGAAAAGAAATTTGAAATTGAATACTTAGATAGTGTTGAGTTTGAATTTGAACTTAATCATTTAGAATCAATACTTAAACATAAATCTGGGTTTTACTTATATTTATCTAAAATGGAGGTCGCAGATATGTCGTATCAGATGAAAATTTATTACGATATGGATCAATTAAACGAAGTATCATTCTTCATTAAAAACTTATCAAAAATTAAATAAAAATGGAAATTAGTAGTGTAGATTTACAAGAAAAAATTAACTCAGGTAAAAAAGTTATTGTAGAATTCTGGGCCGAATGGTGTGGTCCGTGCAAAATGATGAAACCTTTATTTGAAAAAGTTTCATCTCAAAACACATCAAACGTTGAAATGTGTACAATGAATGTAGATTTAAATAGAGAATTTGGGGCATCATTGGGGATAAGAAGTATCCCAACAATTAAAGTGTTCCAAAATGGTAACATCATTGATACTAAAGTTGGTATGATGAATGAGGGTCAAATAAACGGGATCCTAACAGAATTAATCAATGGATAAGTTAGCAATCATATTTTCAATGAAATCATGTGGTCATTGTAAAACACTTAAGGAAATGTTGGATAAAGAAGATATACCTTATATTGATAGAGATATTGACGAACATAGCGATGAATACGATATGTTTGTTTCAATTACTAATAATGAATATGTTCCGGCATTTATGTTAATTGAGTCACCAGGACAAGAAAATTCTAAAACTGAACTTTATGCTCCTGAAAGAGATTATGATGAACTTGATGAAGGTGTAAAAATCATCAAAGAGTTTTACGAAAGATAATATAAAACCCCATTCCTAATAAGAGTGGGGTTTCTTTTTAGAATATAATTACATCCTCTAATCTGTCCTGAACCAAGTATGGTTTTTCTCCCTCAGGATCCAATATATCTTGGGTAAGGTCATAAGACTCCATTCTATTGGAGAAGTCCTCTAAATCAAAGTCAAATACGTCTAAAATTAGTGATCTGATTGTTTGTGGGTTATACATTGATGTAGTCACAACTTTAATATCCGCCTCATCATCAACTTTAGGTAAGAAATGAATAAATATACTTTCTGACCCGATTGTTGATGAAATTTGGTTAAGTATATAATGTGAGTAGTAAACCATAGATCTACCTGTACGTAAACTATAACCATATGGAAACTCGGAACTAATTGAAATTTCATCAAATGATTTATTCTCCTTAACAAATACATTTTTATTTGTATCAACCCAACCTGTTTCAATTGGTAATATATCAACACCGTATTTGATTATATTAATAACGTTGAAATGTTCTAAACCTAACGATTTAAGAATCTCCTTATAGGTTTCATTGAATTCATTTTTTAACTCATCAATGTTAAGTTCTGTTTCGCTTGTGGTCTGACCATTAAGAACCATGAATACCTCACAATCTGTGATTTGTATAATTGATTTTTCTTTTGGGTCAATTTTGGAAACGATGAAATCGGCAAATAAATTTACTATGCCTCGTCTTGAATTTTTATTGATTAATCTCATATCTTTTTTTGTAATGAATATGAGTTTTAAATGAATATATAAATAGTTTAGTTAAATATAGTCTCCGAATATATCATTTATATCTTTGGTAACTAAACCGTAATCTGGGTAATCAGGTATTCTAAAGTCTAACCAATCATATTCACCATCATCCATTAGTTGTTTCATCATAGTTGTATAACTACCCTCGTAATCTAATTTATCTTCATTATATTCACTACCCACACGACTGGAAAGAAATTTTTCCACATTACCTTGTAAGTCACGTATTTTAACATATTGTACCCATTTAGTTGTTTCACCTATTTTGGTTTGTTCGTCAATTACTCTACCAACAAAGTGTATATCCAACTCTGACCAAATTAAACCATATATTTCACTTTGGTATGCCCCATTATATGCATTATTATGAATATTACTTAGTTCACTTTCTAATTCAGATAAATCATCATATAAAAGTTGTTTCATTGCTTCTTCATTCTTAATCAATTCATCTAAATTTTCTTCTTTGATTATGAAATAACCTTCAGTTCCTTGTTCTTCAGATAAACCTTCAAAAAACTCTGAGTCATATTTTTCTAATGAAAACTCAACATTACCAATTTCTCTGAATATATAATTTCTTAATTTTATAACATTTTCAACATCTAATTCTTCAATTACATCTTCATAAACATTATTGGTTGAATCATAAAAATCTTCATAGTAATCTTCACCTAATACGTGTTCTGCAACATCTTTTGCCGTAGTATCGCGACCACGATCATTAAATAGTTCGGCAAGTTCTTTAGAGTCTCTTAAGAATAGGTAATAACCATCTGATCTTCTTTCAACATCCCTTAGAATATTTTTAGTTAGCCATTCCAACCAAACTTCAGGATCCTGTTGTATTTTATGTAAAAGAAAATCATTCTCAAGAACTTCTGGTATAGATTTATATTCAAATTTATCTAAAATTTTTGTTTTAACTAAAAAATCAAATGAGGGTACGTTATTATAAGGTATGTTGGATAAGTCTAACTCATCAATTAAACCTTTTCTAAGTATAAAACTTAAAAATACCTCAATCCTATTATTGAATATTTTGGATATACCATTCCAATTATTATTATTAAATTCTTCAATTAGTTCTTCAATATCATTCATAACTTATAAATATAAAAAAAGGTGGAAAATACTTCCCACCTAAACTTTTTAACCAATAACCACCGATTACTTTTTGTTGTAATACTTCTCAACAATTTTCTTTACCGACTCTTGAACCGTAGAATGATTCGTTGCTGGTTGTTTAGGAGCTTGTTGAGGTGCTTGTACATTTTGTTGATTCGCTTTATTTTTACATCCGCATCCCATAATATTTGTTTTAATAGGTTTATTTAATTATAAATATCAGAGAAGTATCATATTTTGTAAACCATTAAATATTTATTGTAATATGAAAAAAGTTGTAAGGATTAACGAGAGTGATTTAATTGGATTAATAAAGAATATTATTATTGAACAAGATGATAGTGTTGAGTATGAAGATTTTACACCCCAAGAATATATTGATTTACTAAAGTCTGTTAATTACAAAGCACAAGCGATTCCTAAGTTTCCTGATTTCAAGGGTAAAAAAATAAGAGTTAATGGTAGCTTATCTTTAATTGGTTTAAAACAAATAACTAATTTGGGTGAGTTAATTGTGACTGGTGATTTAAATGTTCGTTCCACAGGTATTGTAAGTCTTGAAGGTGTTACAGTTGGTGGTAGTTTAAGTTATTGGGACACACCATATAGTAAAGAACTTGATAGAAGAAAAGAAATGGCTTTAAGGGCTGAAGCAAGACAAAGAAGAGAAGATGGTGAATGGGATCTAAATAATTCTAATATTGATAAAGAAGGTTTAATGGCAAACGCAGTTTTTGACTATATGGTTCAAGAAGGTGATATTGGATATTTAGATGGACCAGAACGTGAAGAATTAGAAGATTTAGAAAAAAGAATGGAAGAACTTGAGGAAAGAATAGATAACGAGGAAGATTCTGAAATTGTTGATGAATTGGAGATTGAACAAAATGATTTGCAATCCGAGATTGATGAACTTAAGGACAAAGATAATGATGTGTATGATTTAATACCTGAAAGTTCCCATTATGACTTACATACATTTAGGTCAATACATAATGATGCTAGTGGTTATGTTTATGCGGTTGGAACTGAAAATGAAGCGGATAGTTCTCTTAAAGAGTATTATGATGAATTGTTAAATGATTTAAGTAATTTTGATAAAAATACTTTATCTTACCATATTGATGGTGACGAAGTTGCAGAATATTATGAAGACGCGGTTCGTGAATGGGTTATGGACGATCCTGAAAATTATGATGTTAGTAGGGAAACTAGTGTTAAACAAGATAAAGAAATTGAAAAATTACAAAACCAAAAAAGGTCACTTCAAACCGAAAAATATTTAATTTCAAGTGGAGCTAGATCTCCTCTTATAGAGGAAGATATTGAAGATTTAAAATACTTCAAATTTAATGATTATATGGATAATATTTTAATTGTTGAATGGTCTGAAAATAAATGGCAAATTTACCAAAACGGTAAAAAAGTTGAGTCAGTAACTTATGAAGATGAAGATGAGGATGGTGAACATGAGTCGGATAATGAATCAAGGGTTGAAGAAATTGAAAGTGAAATAGAAGACATTGATGTTGAAATACAAGATATAAGAGACGACCCAGATGGTGATTTAAATGACGATGAGGTTGAAGAAGCCGTTGAGGATAGGTTAGGAGAAATTAGAGATGACCCAATGCGTTGGTTAGATCAAATGGGTGATGACTATAATAATTTTATAGATAGACAAAGTTTAATAAATGATTTAATAGATGAGAATGATTATAGTGTAATAAGTAGTTACAACAATGAATATGATACCGTTTCAGTTAATGATTCAACTTTTGTTGTAATGAGAACTGACTAATACCTTTACAGAATACAATTATATTATTATGTTTATGGGTAATGGCAAGAAATAAAAAAATAGAATTTGTAATGAACACCGATTGGATGTTTGAAAAGCCAATTGATAGTGAACATAAGGAATATAAATTACTATCATATTTCCAACGTATGGGTGAAAAGTTAGATAACATGGAACTTTACCCTGGATTTATAGAATTATCATTACATTTAGCAAACATACAAACACTTATCAGGGATAAGAAAATCATATATACAAACAAAAAATTTAATTCAGTTGATGACGAACTTTTAGTGAAAGATCTTAAAATTAAAAGTGTTCCTGAAATGTCAACTGATGAATATGAAGAATTCACAAAAATTTTACAATACACTGCACCAAGGATGACGGAATATTTCAATATTGCAAAATCTGTGTGGACATTAGTTTATGATAGTATTGAGGCAAAATACAGGAAGAATAAAAAAGAAATTTTATCTAACAAAGGTTTCTTCTTCCATTTGGATAAGAGAGACAACAAGTATTATGTTTGGGAGTATGAAGTATCTCCGGCAGCAAAAAAATCACCAGAAAATAAGACAAATGTTAAATTAATTTATTGTGATGATAAAAACAAATTGACAATACCAAAGATAATAACTACATTTTCTGAGACCGAAAACAAAACAAAGTTACCGGTGTTAGAAATGATTAGTAAAGGTGATTTCCCAATTGAAGAAACATTATTACCATTATTTAAAAGAAAAACAATAATGTTAATTAATCAAACGAGAAATTACAATATTGAACAAGAGGACAAGAAAAAAGAAAAAGAATTTTTAGAAGATTAAAAATGGGTTTTAACAAAAGATTTTTAAAGAAAGAGAACATCCTTAACCACCTTACAGATATTATGAATTATTTAGATGCCGACGCAGTATTGTGTACGGATGAATTTTCACGCAATGTCTACAGGATGTTTAATGAGGGAAAAAATGAGGAAGAAATAATAAAATACATAAATAAAAATAAATGAAAGTTAAGTTAGAATATGTGTGGATTGACGGATATATACCGGAGCCAAACCTTAGAAGTAAGATTAAAATTGTGGACTATGAGCAAATTAAAAATTGTTTAGTTCTAAATAATTTCCCTGAATGGAACTTTGATGGGTCATCAACATTACAAGCGGAAGGTAATAGTTCTGATTGTATTTTAATACCTGTTAGACATTATTTTTGTGATAATACAAACACAATTTACGTGTTATGTGAAGTAATGAACTCTGATGGTACACCACACGAAACTAATACAAGATCAAAACTAATTGGAGATCAAGAAGATTTGTGGTTTGGGTTTGAACAAGAATATTTTATCTACGATAGAAATAACAAATGTATTTTAGGGCACAATGAAAACAACTTGGAACCACAAGGTAAATATTATTGTGGTGTTGGTGAATATGTTGCAGGAAGAGATTTTGTTGAGGAACATATGGATATGTGTTTAAAATACGGAATTGATATTACAGGGATCAACGCTGAGGTTGCATTAGGTCAATGGGAATACCAAGTATTTTCAAAAGGTAAATTAAAGGCGGGTGATGATTTGTGGATGACCAGGTACTTTTTATATAAAATCTCTGAAAAATATAATTATGGGGTTAATCTACATCCAAAACCAATTCAAAAAGGAGAATGGAACGGATCTGGACTTCATGCAAATTTCTCCACAGATAAAATGAGAAATGATGGTAACGAAAAATATTTTATGTCATTATTTAATGCGTTTGAAGTAAGACATGAGGCTCACATTAAAGCTTACGGGTCAGATAACAATCTTCGTTTAACTGGTAAATTTGAAACACAATCAATTGATAAATTTAGTTGGGGGGTTTCAGATCGTGGAGCATCAATTAGAATTCCAAGAGATACTGCAAAAAATTGGAAAGGTTATGTTGAGGATAGAAGACCTGGATCAAATGCTGACCCATACAAAATTATTAAAGAAATTGACATATCTTTAAATACTACCGATCAAATCTACGATGTTAAAATAATGATGAGTAAGGATGTTGATATGGAAGGTCTTAATGAAAAATACGGAACAATTTCAAATGATGAATTATTAAAAGAATATAGAGAAGAATAATGGAAAAAGAATGTGTATGTGGAGCTAACGTATTTTGTGAGTGTCCTCCACCAAAAGTAGAACAAGTTAATCATCCTAACCATTACGGAGGAGAGAATAATCTTTATGAGGCAATAAAAGTTATTGATGCTTGGGATTTAGGATTTAGTTTAGGAAATACGGTAAAGTATATTTCAAGAGCTGGAAAAAAAGATAAAGAGTTACAGGACCTTAAGAAAGCATTATGGTACTTGCAACATCATATAGAAACACTAGAGAAAAAATGAAAATAGTAGTAACAGGAGGAGCGGGGTTTATAGGATCCGCATTTATAAATCACCTATTAGATAACTTTGAATGTGATGTTCTTTGTGTTGATAAACTAACATACGCTGGTCGTAGAATGAATATTAAACACAATGTTTCTTTTTTACAAAAAGACATTTGTGATGTAACGGCAGATGAACTTGGTGATTTTGATTACATGGTTCACTTTGCTGCTGAGTCTCACGTCGACAATTCAATTAAGAATGGGCTACCATTTGTTAGAACTAATGTTGAAGGAACATTTAATTTATTAGAGATATCAAGAAATAATAAAAATATTAAAAAATTCATACACATTTCAACCGATGAGGTTTATGGGGATATGGATGAACATTTTTCAATTAATCATACGGCAACTGAAGATGATAGTTTAAAGTCTAGCTCATATTATTCCGCAACTAAAGCGGCATCTGATATGTTAGTTTTATCTGCTAATAGAACTTATGGTTTACCATATATCATCACAAGAACTTGTAATAATTTTGGTGAACATCAGTTTGAGGAAAAATTCTTACCAACAATTGCAAGATCTATCGGTGAAGGTAAACCAATTCCAGTTTATGGTGACGGATTACAAGTTAGAGAATGGATGTATGTTTATGATAATGTAAAAGTCATTTGTGATTTAATGTTTGACGATGAAATTGTAAACACCACTTATAATATTGGAACAACTTTCAGAGTGACAAATTTGGACATTATTAAAAATATTTCTTATATTTTAAACAAAGAGGTTGATGTTAAATACGTTGAAGACAGATTAGGTCATGATAGGAAATATGGTCTTAATTGTACAAAACTAAGAGAATATTATATAACTAAAAATGGTGAGATTCCTAAGTTTTTAAATTTATTTGATTACTTAGATAGACAATATGGAAATTAAAAATAAAAAGGGACTTAATAAAGAGATTGGGATATTAGATGCGATCACAACTCCTGGTGAGTTAATCCGTGAAACACTTATTAATTTTATGTGGGGATTTCTTGGAAATTCAATTGTGGTTTTTGTTACAAAAGAGTTGGACTTTTTGGTTTTAATCAACTACATTGCCTATTACATATTAATTTCTTATATTGTTAATAGGAAGAAATATGAAACTATGTTGGGTAAGTTTATTGTTTTACCGGGTTCGGCAGCAATAGGTGCCTTCACAGGATATAAACTAGCTCAAGCAATAACAAGTGTAATTTAAATAAATAAATAAAATAATGATAGAAACAGGAAAAATTATAAGTGGGGATTGTATTGAAGTAATGAAAACATTACCTGAAGGATCCGTTGATTTAATTTGTACATCGCCTCCATATGGAGTCGGTATTGATTATGATGTACACGACGACGATGTTGAATTTGATGAGTATTTAGTATTTGCTAAGAACTGGTTAACTGAAGCGTATAACGTATTAAAAGATGATGGTCGTATTGCACTTAACATTCCTTATGAGATTAACAGACAAAAGAAAGGTGGGAGAATTTTCTTTGTTTCTGAGATGTATCAGTTAATGAAACAAATTGGATTTGGGTTCTTTGGTATCGTTGATCTTGAAGAAGAATCGCCACATAGATCTAAGACAACGGCATGGGGTTCTTGGATGAGTCCATCAAGTCCGTATATTTATAATCCAAAGGAGTGTGTGATATTAGCATACAAAAAACACCACATTAAAAAGGTTAAAGGAGAACCTCAGTGGAAAGGAACACCTACTGAAATTGAACAGGAAGACGGGACATTAAAGAAAAAAATTGTATATGAAGAAAAAGATAAGAAAGAGTTTATGGAACTTGTATTTGGTCAGTGGAATTACTTTGCAGATACTAAATCACTCACCAAGGCAACTTTCTCAATGGACATACCGACCAAGGCTATTAAGATACTATCCTACAAGAACGATGTAATATTAGATCCATTTGCTGGTTCAGGTACAACATTAGTGGCGGCTCAGATATTAGAACGTAGATGGTTAGGTATTGAGTTAAGTGAAAATTACAAACAAATTGCCGAAACAAGAATTAATTATTTCAAAGCTTTAGAACAAATAAAAGAACTCCCATTTAATTAAATGGGATTTTTTATTTTTACGTAGTATTTATAACAAATTATTTATTATGGAAGATGATTATGAATGGGGAGATCACACCATTTCTGAGTTTTAATTTATTATCTGCAAACTTTTTTTTGTTGAAAACTATTTATAACTATGAAGAAAAAGTTAATAACGGAATCAGGAATAAGAAACATCAGAGAATTATCTAAAAGATACCCTGAGGCTAAGATATATTTTCACCAAGATTTAGATGGTGTAACCACCGCTTTAGGTATGAAAAGTTACTTAGAACAAAACGGAATAAAGGTGGTAGATGCTGAGATCATTCAATATGGTGATAAGGAATTTGCAATTAAGAAGTTGGATGCTGAGGGTGATGTTATGCCGGTGTTAGTTGACTTTGCTCACGGTAAACCAATGTTCATTATACATACTGACCACCACGACACACAAGCGGGAGTTGAGCAAGGTACCTCAACTAATTTTAAATCTTCAAGATCTAACGTTGAGACAATATCTCAAACCGTATCTCCAAGAGATATTTTTCCATCTGACGATATCACTTTGATATCTACGGTGGATTCAGCAAATTATGCTCAACATGATATTAGTCCTGAACAAGTAATGAACTATTTGTTTAAGGTAGATAAGGATCAATCACTACAAAAAAACAAAATGATAATGGGTATGGTTGCTAATAAATTATTATTGGCATTCAAAAACAAACCAGGGTTCTTGGAAAATATTGTAATGAATGCAAATCCATCGTTATTAAGTATATTGTTAAACATCAGATCTCAGATCAAAGAAAAAAGTTATGCTGATGTTGGAGATTTAGAAAAAAACAAAGAGAGTTATGTTCAAACAATGAAAACTCACAAAAATGTTAAAGTTGATGATAAAATTATAGTTCAGTATGGTGGAGGTAGTATGATGAAACCAGGATCATATGATAGATACACACCATTCAGAAATAATCCTGATGCGGACTTCTTGGTGATTGCTTGGCCATTAGGATTGGTACAAGCGTCTTGTAATCCATTTAAGAAAGAAAGAGCACTTAAAGGTGTAAATTTAGGTGAGATCAAAGATGATGTCTTAAACAAGTGGAAATCACAATTACAAGACAAGGACATTCCTTTATCAACAATAAAATGGATATCAGAATCAGGAAAAGGTTTTGGTGAACAATCAGTTGGTTTTACATTCAGAGATTTTAACGCCTTATATGGTAAAGAATTTAAACAAATGGCAGATGGGGAGGATATACTTGGTGATGTTGAAGAAGCAATGAAAAAACCATTCAGTAATTTAACAGATAAAGAAATGAGAATGTTAGATTCTATTAGTGTAAACGCTTGGGATTTAATTCAATCTAATAGTGGGGGACATAAATGTATTACTAACATTTCTGGTTTAAGTTATTTAGGTAGATCTAAAAGACCACCTAAAGATAAATACAAATATAATGAAGAGTCAGATGATACACCTTATATTAAATTTACCAAGATGGTACAGAATGAATTTGTTAGAGTTTTGAAAGAAAAAATTAATGAAGATAGTGGTAATAGATATGAACCAAATTTTGAGGTTGAAATGACCGAACACGCAAGGTCATTAGGAAATGCTAGAAAACAAGGTCAAGGATTAAGATTTTCAAGGTCGGCAGTAAAATCAAATCAAATGAGATTCAGACCAAATAATAGATAATATTAATCTTGTAACATTATGGTATCACCTTCGGTAATATCATACTTTATACAAGTACCACCTTTAAGTTCTAATATCATATCACCATTACCAGTATAACGATCACACTCAGGTGTATTACATGGTTTACAATTATTATGTATTTTGTTGATTTTATTATTTTTTATAAAAATTATATCTAAAGAGATGATACAGTCCTTCATCCAAAAAGAATGATTACTGTCCTTCATTATGAATAACATACCATCAAAACTTTTGTCAAATTTTTTACCCATCATACCTTTTTGTATGTCTTTAGTGGTTATTACACATTTGACATTGAATAAATTATTATTTACTATTAACTCCATATAGTTATAAATATATTCTTATTATGAAATCAAATAGAAGTTCAGGTGTAATATTAAAATTTGGTGATAAAGTTTTGTTATGTAAACGTGCTGACCACGAAACTTATTCAGGGGAATGGTTTATTCCAACAGGTCATTTAGAAAAAAATGAAACACCAAAAGATTGTGCTTATCGTGAATTTTATGAGGAAACAAATATTAAGATTGATCAGGATATAAGTTTGGTTGGATTCATAACAAAGAAAAATAAAAAAGGAGAACCAAAGGGTTTAATTTATGTGTATTTATATGAATCTGATGAAAAAAAGATGCCAAACTTGGATAAGGCAGAAGATGGTCACGAACATTCAGATTGTGGGTTTTTTACGTTAGAAGACCTTCCTGTAGAAAAAAATGAGGAGTTATATAAGATTTTAACAAAAATTTTGTCTTAAAAGTAAAAATTCATTGACTTTTACTAAAGTATTGTATATTTATATTACACAAAAACAACCAATACCCTTCCTTTCTATGAATTAATTGGTTTATCAATATTAATCCCATATTTTTTGAGAAAAAACTATGGGATTTTTTGTGCGATGTCAATTTTATTTGTATATTTGTATAAATAAAAAACATATGGGAACTTACATTAACACATTCAAGAAAAAATTTAACAAGAAAGCAACCCTTGATGAACAAGAAATAATTGTTGGTCAGGCAACATTTTTATGTAGACAAGATTGGTTAGGTAATTACTCACCATCTGAGAATAGAGAAAT